CGCAGACATGCCAACAGGAACTGAACTGGCGGTGTGTCAGGACATCGAATACCGGCAGAAGATGGGCATCAACAAGTACGGAACTACCGTAGCTGAGAACCCATTGGAGTTGCGGGAATGGCTGCAGCAGGCTTACGAAGAAGCCCTAGACATGGCGATCTACCTCAAGCGAACGATGGAGGAACTTGATGGAACCAGATGACGCAATTGAGTACATCTTTAAGCACGGCAAAAAGTACGCAAAGGCCAAGGCTGAACGGATCTACCTCGAGGAGTTCCGCAAGAGCAAGAAGGCTGTGCTGATGCAGTACGCACAGTCTGTAGGCCACCAAACATCCGCGGCGCAGGAGCGTGAGGCATACGCCGATCAGGAATACGTTGACCTGCTGCAGGGCCTTAAAGCCGCTGTAGAGGCCGAAGAAGAGATCAGGTGGGGGTTGGTGGCAGCACAGGCACGCATCGATGTCTGGCGCAGCAGAGAGGCCAGCAGCAGGCAGGAGATCAAGGCAGTCCTATGACAACACTTGCAGAGAAGAAGCACATGAGCAAGGTGGCCGAGCTTGGCTGCTCTGTATGCAGGAGGATGGGCCACCCTGGTACGCCTGCAGAGCTACACCACCCTAGGCATGGGGCAGGCATGGGCAAGCGCAGTGGACACTTCAGCGTGATCCCTCTGTGCCCTGAGCACCACCGCGGCAACACTGGAGTGCATGGGCTGGGGACTAAGGGCTTCCCAAAGCACTGGGGCTTCACTGAGGAAGACCTGCTGAAGGACACGCTGGAGTTGATTAACCCCACAAAGTAGTCGGGAACCTATTGATGCCAACTTAAACTGTCGCTTACACTAGCATCACTGCGATGTTGCAGTAGATCAGTGAAGGATAGCGAAATGAATGCAGCCCTGACCCCCGCACAAGCCAAGTTCTTTGCAGACGTTGAGCAGTGCGTTGCCATCGACACTCTTGGTTCTTTGATGGCTCAAATCGCAGAGTTGACCAAGCAAGCCGATGCCATCAAGGACGAACTCAAGGAGCGTGCTTCTATCTCTGGCGAGAAGTCCTTTGAGGGCGCTACCTACAAGGCTACCTACACCGAGTCAAACCGCTCCACCGTGGACTGGAAGGCTATCGCCGCGGAACTCAGCATCCCTGCCGACATGATCGCCAAACACACCAAGTCCACCGCTGTGTACAGCATCAAGACCACCGCCATCTGATGTACACCAAGCCAGACGGGACCAGAGCACCAAACGCTCCTCCTGTCTGGCCTTTTGGAACGGTCAGGCCCTCAAAGACGCATGACGTTCCACCCACAAGGCCAGACCCAATACCTCACAGCGAACTACCTGAAGGACTATTCTGATGAACACGACACATCGCACCGGCAACGAATGGGTTGCAGGACTGGACAGAAAGCCGGGCTTCGGCGCTGACTTTGCAGCAGAAGACATCATTGACGCCCCGTGCTGGATCCCTACGGGCTCAATCAAGGCCTACGAGTCGTTTGTCTTCTCTCATGACTTCCGCCCAGGCATTTGGGGTAGCGGCAAATATGACTGACCTGCAGCAAAGGGTCATCGCGGCCTGTGAAGAAAAAGCCTGCAGTGCAGCAGAACTGGTGGATGCTTTTGGTGTGAGCCGGTGGTACGTCTACCAACTTGCCAAGCGGGGATTCTTAAAGAACATCAGCAACGATCACTCCGCAGCGCAATATGTAGCGGTTGCTAATCCCAAAAAAGAAACAAAACACACCCCCAGAGTGCAACGCAAGTGGAAACCTCAAGCAGCACTACAACAAGCTCCCAGCATCTGGCATTACGCAGAGAGGCTCAAGTGAAAGGCGTAATTCTGAACTGGGGAGACAAGACTCCCTGCACAGTCATCGAGGATCGAAAGAGCATCCTTGTAGTGACAGAAGACATCGCAGGCAAGCCATGCCCCGAAGGAACCAAGAGGTACTTCAAGCGCTACAAGGATCACTGGGCAGAGTGTGTCTTCAAGCCAACAACGAACCGATGGGCTGTTGCAGGAGAGGCGACTCTGGTGATTGACCCTACAAAAAAGTAGGGAAAGATGTTGACCTTCTCTTGAAGGATCGCTTACACTGGCATCACTGCAATCAAGCAGTTCAACAGAGAAGGAACAGAGAAATGAACACCACCTACAAGCGCTACACGGTTCTCGGCATCAGCGACAAGACCGAGTGTGATGTTTGCGGCAAGACCAATCTGAAGATGACTATCGTGATTGAGTCTCAAGAGTCTGGCGAGATCCTGCACTACGGTTCTGACTGTGCATCACGCACTCTGCGCCAAGACTACCGTGGCAAGCGTTACCCAGTAAGCCGCGAAGCCGCGATCAGCATGGGCCGTGCAGCAAAGCGCGGTGAGTACAAGACAACCCTTGTAGGCCGCAACTAAACAGTGGGGCTTCGGCCCATACAACTACAGAGAAGACATCATGCTGTACGGATACATCTCCTCCTTCGACCCCGACAGGCCCGAAACCCCCGAAGAGCTTGAGTTCACTACCATCATCAACGGCACCACTCGCACAGTAGAGTACGACGAAGACGGTGCCTTTATCATCAAGATCAACGGTAAGACAGCAGAAGACGACATCACTGAAGAACAGTGGAGTAACATTGAACAAATGGTTAACTCCAGACTCAGCAATGACTACGACTAAGAAAAAGATCGGCAGGCCTTCCAAGTACACGCCTGAGCTTGCAGCAGAGATCTGCCAGAGACTCAGCAATGGTGAGCCACTGCGTCAGATATGCAGAGACGATCACATGCCCTCTTGGGTTGCTGTGTATCAGTGGATGGATCGCGACCAAGAGCTTTCTTTAGCCATCGCACATGCGCGGGAAGCTGGTCAGGACGCTATGGCTGAGAGGGCCTACGCTGAGATGTACGACGAGCCTGAGCGCATGCTGACTGAGGGCGGCGGCCGCATTGATCCGGGCTATGTCCAGTTGGTAAAGGCTCGGGCGGAGATCACGCTGAAGCTGCTAGCTAAATGGAACCCTAAACGCTACGGCGACAGGATCGCTGTTGCGGGTGATGCTGAGTCCCCGATCAAGGTTGAAGCTGAGATCAAAGCAGACAAGCTGCTGGAGGCTCTGGTGACCAACGCTGAACTGCGCAAGACTGTCGGTGAGTGATCTAGCTGAAGCATTCCAGCAGCCTGATGTACTGCAGGCGCTCAAGACACTGCCGCCTGAGAAGCGCCTAGCCTATCTCTGGCGGGCCAACTGGATCGAGAAGGCCCACAGGCACCAGATGCCGCCTCCAGGCGACTGGTGGACGATCTGGCTGCTTCTGGCGGGACGCGGTGCAGGCAAGACACGCACAGCAGCAGAGCAGGTAGGTTGGTGGGCCTGGACAGAACCAGGGACACGCTGGCTTGTCGGGGCTCCAACTAGTGCTGACGTCAAGGCTACCTGCTTTGAGGGCGACTCGGGATTATTGAACGTTATCCCCGCTCCACTAATTGCTGACTACAACAAGCAGCACCATGAGCTGAAGCTGACGAACGGATCCCTGATCAAGGGCATCCCTGCCAGTGAGCCTGAGCGCTTTCGGGGTCCGCAGTTCCACGGGGCATGGCTTGATGAGCTTGCAGCCTGGGAGTACCTGCAAGAAGCCTGGGACCAGATCCAGTTCTCTGTCCGCTTGGGAACCAGAACCCGCATCGTTGCCACCACCACACCTAGACCCAAAGACCTGATCGTGGAACTGGTGGGCCGTGAGGGTGACGATGTAGCCCTGACGACTGCCAGCACCTACGCCAACCTTGCGAACCTAGCCCCGTCATTTCAGAAGCAGATCCTGCAGTACGAGGGGACGAAGCTAGGCAGGCAGGAGATCCACGCTGAGATCATCGATCCTGAAGAGGGCGGGATCGTCCAGCGCAGCATGTTCAAGCTGTGGCCTGATGGCAAGGCCTTCCCTAAGTTCGAGTACATCGTCCAGTCCTACGACTGCGCCACCTCAGAGAAGACTCAGAATGATCCTACTGCCTGTACGACCTGGGGAGTCTTTAAGCCACTTGACGGGCCTATGTCAGCGATGCTTATTGATTGCTGGCAGGAGAGGATGCAGTATCCGGACCTGCGACCGAAGGTTATCGACGAGTACGAGACGATCTTCGGTGAAGGCAAAGAGAAGAAGCGCGTGGATCTCATACTCATCGAGGACAAGTCCGCAGGCATTTCTCTGATCCAAGACCTGCAGAGGGCGCACCTTCCGGTGAGGGGATACAACCCAGGAAGAGCCGATAAGCTGCAGCGCCTGAACATCGTCTCCAACATCATCGCAAGGGGCAGGGTGTGGATCCCTGAGTCTTCCAATAGGAAGGGCTACGTGAGGGACTGGGCGGAAGGCTTTGTCAGCCAGATCTGCTCGTTCCCTGAGACGACACATGATGATTTTGTGGACAGTGCCTCGATGGCCCTGCGGTTCTTGCGGGACGCTGGCTGGCTCGAGGTTGATCCGCCTCCGCGGGATGACTGGGATGAAGAAGACTATGCAGACTCTGGCAGACAAAGAAGAACCAACCCCTACGCCGTCTGAGCCTGTAGTCAGGACGCACTATCTAGGAGAAGGGCATGTGATGACCCCTTTGTGCTGGTGCTTACCTAGGCTGGACTTCAAAGACCCCGAGACGGGCAATGAAGTGTGGGTACATCACCAACCCTGTTGATAGACTTGCCGCCCCATCAAGTTGCCGGACCTTACCTTGAGCATAGTTACTCCGCTGTGTGTGTTCTTTGCAGTCAACCCTGAAGAAGAGCTAACCAACCATGACATAGGGTTGAAGTGGGGGATGGATCCCTGCAGCGTTAGAAGGACGTTGCAGTCTGCGGAGGAGAAGGGCTGGGTAGTCAGAACCCGCAAGAGGCATTCTCAAACGAAGTCCTGGCGTTGGCATTACTCTGCTGGACCGCGTTTGCTTAAAGAGATAGGCAGGGGTTAAGATTCAGCCGCACGTTAGGAGCAGGCATGGAATTACCCGAGCAGGACAGGCAGGCGCTTATTGAGGCTGCCCGCAGGCGCACTCAACCTCAAGAAGGTGGTGCTGCATTCAAGTACCCCTCTTCTGGTAAGCGCCCTGAGAAACTGAACGCCTCCCGTGATGTGAACATGCCTGCCCAGATGGCTCGAGGCTGGGTAGCTGGAACTCTGGGGTTGCCTGGGGACATCGAGGCACTTGGCCGGATGGGGATTAACTTCGCCTTTGGCCGGGGCGGTGTGAATGTTGATGAGACGCCAGTCCTGCCGACTACTGAGTTCTACCAAGAGTACCTACCTGGGGGCGATGAGAGACCTGCTGCCAAGTTCGCATCGGGCTTAGGAGCGCTTGGTGGGGGCATGGGTAGCACTACCCTAGCCAGAGGCGCCGTGAAGGGCTCTAAGGCTGTAGGAAGGGCTCTGGGGCCGAAGGCTGCTGAGATGGCAGAGGGCTACCTGCAGAGGAGTGGACTGGCTCCGCAGTTGACTGTGTACCACGGTACTCCGCACAAGTTTGCACCCGAAGAGGGCGCTCCTCTGGGAAAATTTAGGTCAGAGAAGATCGGCACTGGCGAAGGTGCTCAGGCTTATGGGCAAGGGCTCTATACCGCAGAAGCAAAAGAAGTAGGCAGTAGCTATCAAAAATCATTGTCTGATTTTGACATGTTTGTTGACGGCAAGCCATTTGACAGTGGCAATCCTGCCCATCGTGCGGCGCTTGAGCTTAAGCAAAGCGGAGGCGAGCCTGGACGCCAAGAGTTGATCGAAAAATACAAGCGGCAAATCGTTGACTTAAAGTCGAGAGATAAAAAGTGGGCAACAGAACTGGCGGCTTCTAAAGAAGCAGAGCTACCTTTTTTGGAGAGTGGCGACCTTCCTGCTTATTCTGAACAGTCAAGAGGCTATCTTTACACGGCTGATCTGCCTGACGAGATGATCCCGAAGATGCTGGACTGGGATAAGCCGTTGAGCCAGCAGTCTCCAGATGTGCAAGAGGCATTACAGAATAGTGGCCTGCTTGTAGATGTGTCAAAAGTTGGAGAAGTAGCTGCTGAAAAGATCCGAAGGCTTGCGGAGCAACCGCGAGTTGCTGATTGGGCCAAACGAGACTTGTTGCAAACAGCGGCTCAATTAGAAAAGTCGCCATCTCCAAAGCATGTTGCGGGTGTCCTGAAAGGAATGCAACTGGAATACGGGATTAACGCAGATTCTGGGCCGTTTTCAGATGTTGCAAATGACTTTCTGTCCTTTGTCAAAGGAATGCAGGCTGTGCCAAACATGGACACAGGCGGTGGTGCTGTGTCTTATTTGGAGGCGATGTATGGCCCAGCAAACGCCTCACAAAGACTGAAAGAGGCAGGAATCCCAGGTATTAAATACCTTGACGAGCAATCTCGCGGTATGACTGGCACTGGGAAATGGAAGGTGGATTTCAAAGATGGCACTAGCCAAGAGTTCAATTTCAAGCCTAACGATGATGTGCTTGAGCAGATGGGGGCAACAGCCACTCCCATCGGAACCCGCAACTTCGTGATCTTTCCTGGGGAAGAGCAAAAGCTACGCATCTTGCAACGCAACGAAGAGAAGCTGCCTGATCCGGCTGGCATGATTAAATCGCTGGAGGAAGAAGCGAAAGCGATAGCGCAAGGAATGCGAAATCGAGCCAAGGCAGATCGAGCCGCAGGACTTGATCAAATCAGCGACGAGACGCTGTTGAGGAATAGAGAGGACAGCGACCGCATCCATAAGTTGATGGTTCAAGTTGAAGAGTTGAAGCGTCCGCAAGTAAAGATTGCTGCAGAAAAGCCAGATCCATCTTGGATGGAGGGTTTGCCTGATGCGCAGCGCAAAACCGTCAAGTCGTTTGATGAGTGGCAAGGTGACCGTGGCTTTTCATTGCGAAAGCCAGGATCAAATCCAGAGGATGACCTCCATACATCTGCGCAATCAAATTTCACGGACTACGAAGTAGTTCCTAAAGTTAGGTCGATACCTTTAGACGCTCTTGGTGGGCTTGGTGGTTATGACTCCCCTAAAGAGTTGGCTAGGATTGAGAACTTGGCGCAACAGATTGAAGGCAATAAAGAAATTACGCCTATCTTTGTCGGAGTTGACGCGACTGGCATGCCGTATGTTATTGAAGGTCAGCATCGCGCAAGAGCCTTTAAGAACTTGGGAATGCAGTCAATCCCGGCCAAAGTCATCGTTGACATGACACCTGAAATTGGTCGGGCAGAAGGCGGTCTAGTCACAGACACAGACGCTATTGCTGCAAAGCTCAAAGCTACAGGCATGGATGATGAGAAGGCATTCATGCAAGCCTTGCGTATGGCAGATGCTAGGCAAGAAGCTCACATGGCAGGCGGTGGTCTGCTGAAGGCGCTGAAGGGTGCAGCAAAGGCCGAGGATGTTGCGAAGGTCGCAAAGCCTGCCAAGGCTGCGGCAGAGGCTTCTAAGCCAGCAACAAAGGTGGTGTCTGAACCGCAGGCATTGCAAAAAGCCAAAAAGGCTGGCTATCCAATGGCCCCCAGAAACCGTTGGTATGGAGAGGGAACTTACGACAAATCTGGCGGAAGACTTGAGATGATGTCGCCAGATGAGTTTCTGAACAAAGTAAGGCCACTAGAAATTGACGATGCCTCAAGGGATAACATTGATTATTTGAAGCAGCACATTCAATCTGGCGGTGAACTTGATCCTTTGCTGATCACAAAGAGCGGGAAAGAGGATGGTCGGCATAGGGCTTATGCGGCTAAAGAGCTAGGCATTTCGGAATTGCCTGTCATCCGATACGATAAAGAGATCCCTGCTGCGCCACAAGCAGAAGCACTTGAGACTGCCCGCAAGAATGCTGTGAAGATGCTGGGGTTGCCCGAGAACAACACCGCGATGGATCGGGCAAAGGCGATGGGGTTTGATACGCAGGGCTACAGAGGATCAACGGCGGTTGAAACCACGCATGACAAACCTGTGTGGTGGTCAGAAGACCCAGACTATGCAAACGCGTATGCGGCGCACACGGTCAGGCCGCCTAAAGGACAACCAGACCCATACGCAGGCAACGTAATGCCTTTGCTGGTTAAGGTTGGAAAGGACAAAACCTTTGAGAAATTCAGTCCTGGCGGCGTGCCGCTTGATCCTTTCTCTGGGTTCAATGAGGGCGTAGAAACCGGCTTGCGTAGATACGCCCACAATCAATTTACGGGCGACATGGGCGGCAAGGTCTGGGAGGCTTTGACTGTTCCGAAGAATGTGCGCTCGAGGTTCGCGGCCTTTGACCCTGCCCGTTCTTCTGAAAATGACTTGCTAGGCGCTGCCGATCCAGCCTTACTTGCTGGTGTTGCAGTGGGTTCTGGGATAGGTATTGATGCTATTAGGCGTCTTAAAAAAGAAGAGCAGAAGCCTGAAGAGCAGAAAAAAGCCAGAGGTGGCTTAACAAGGCGTGTATGAGTACCCTTAACAAGGCGATAATCTAATCATGGCAACCGAATTCCCGATTGATCCCGAGTTCAACCGCTTTGTTGGGGGCGAACAGGAAGAGACGCCGGATGAGCCTGTTGAGGTTGAACTAGACCTTGATGAATCCGAGATTGAAGAGCTTCCTGATGGCTCTGCAATCGTCCGGATGGAAGGCAAAGGTCCGATGGAAGATGAAGACTTCTATCAGAACCTAGCTGACGGCGATGTAATTGACCATCTTGACCTGAATACGATGGCCTTGCGGTACATCCAACTGGTTGAGAAGGACAAAGAGGCTCGAAAGAAACGGGACGAACAGTACGAAGAAGGTATCCGCCGTACTGGATTGGGTAATGACGCCCCTGGTGGTGCGCAATTCAACGGGGCTTCTAAGGTTGTCCACCCGGTTATGGCGGAATCCTGCGTGGATTTCGCTGCTCGGGCGTTCAAAGAACTGTTTCCGCCTGATGGCCCGACCCGTACTCAGATTTTGGGTGATGTGAATGAGGAGAAAGTTGCGATTGCCGAGCGCAAACGTGACTTTATGAACTGGCAGTTGACCGATCAGATTGAGGAATTTGCTGATGAGCAAGAGCAGATGCTCACTCAGTTGCCTCTTGGTGGCTCTCAGTACCTGAAACTCTGGTACGACGACAAGAAGAAGCGTCCTTGTGCTCAGTTCCTGCCGATTGACAATGTACTTGTGCCGTTTGCGGCGGGGAGTTTCCACAATGCCGAGCGTGTAACGGAAGTTGACAACGTCTCCGAATACGAATTCAAGCGTCGAATTGACTCTGGTCTGTACCGAGACGTCAGTTTCATCCGGGCAACGATGGACCCGGAGCCTACTGGCGCTCAGAAGGCCACCAACAAGATCGAAGGCAAGTCAGAGAACGACAACGAAGACGGTGTCCGCCGCGTGTATCACATTTACACATGGCTGGAACTAGAAGACGATCCGATTACGAAGGGTGAGGCAGCCCCGTACATCCTGATGATTGATGACTTGGGCTCAGAGGTCATTGGTCTGTACCGGAATTGGGAAGAGGGCGACGACACGATGACTAAGCTCGACTGGATTGTCGAGTTCAAGTTCATTCCGTGGCGTGGAGCTTACGGTGTTGGTATCCATCACCTCATTGGAAGCCTATCTGCGGCTGCTACAGGCTCTTTGCGGGCCTTGCTGGACTCTGCCCACATCAACAACGCTGCAACGCTCCTGAAGCTCAAGGGCGCAAAGGTGTCGGGCCAGTCTCAACAGGTTGAAGTGACGCAAGTTGCAGAGATTGAGGCGGCTCCAGGCGTGGATGATGTGCGTAAGCTGGCAATGCCGATGCCCTTTAACCCGCCAAGCCCGGTTTTGTTCGAGCTTTTGGGCTGGTTGACGAGTGCTGCCAAGGGTGTGGTGACGACATCGGAAGAAAAGATCGCCGATGTCAACGCAAATGCGCCTGTTGGTACGACTCAGGCCCTGATTGAGCAGGGTGCAGCGGTTTTCTCAAGCATTCACGCCCGTTTGCACAAGTCTCAGGGCCGAGTTCTCAAGATTTTGCAGCGTATCAACCGCTGGTATCTGGATGACATGCGCCGCGGCGAGGTTGTCGAGGATTTGGAGATCAAGAGGGACGACTTTGCTCGTTCTACTGACGTTATTCCTGTTTCTGACCCGCATATCTTCTCTGAAACCCAGCGGATGGCTCAGACCCAAGCGGTCATGACCATCATGGAGAAGAATCCTGACCTGTTTAACCGCAAAGCGGTGGTCATGCGGTTCTTGAAGCAGATCAAGGTGCCCCAGATCAATGAGTTGATGCCTGATACGCCTTCTCCTGAGAAGCAAGACGCCGCAAACGAGAACGTGGCGATGACTATTGGTCAGACTGCCTATGCGTACCCGGAACAGGACCACCTGGGGCATATCCAGGCGCACTTGGACTACGCCAAAGATCCGGTGTTTGGTGGGAGCCCGTTGATTGCTCCGAACTACATTCCAAAGGCGATGGAGCACATCAAGCAGCACTTGGCCTTGTGGTATTTGAACCGCATGAACGGCTACGTGCAGAAGTCTCTGGGTGAGAAGCCCGAAGAGTACGCACTGCTGGCTGATCCGAAGCCTATCGACAAGATCATCGGTGTTGCAGCGCAGCATGTGGTGATGGATACGGAGCAGACGCTTGCGGGCATCATGCCGGTTATCCAGCAGATGATGAAGACGATGGAGCAGTTCAAGCCGAAGCCTGAGATGACTCCGGACGGACAGGTGCTGCTGCAGACCTCTATGGCTGAGACGGAGCGCCGTAAGGCCCGCGATCAGGCAGAGATGCAACTGAAGGGACAAGAGTTGGAGTCTGACATCCAGATGCAGATGAAGAAGCTGCAGGACGAGCAGGCTCTGGCTATGGAGGAACTCCAACTGAAGCTGGCCATCGCTCAAGGTGATCAGGAGATGAAGGAGCGCATCGAGACGGCCCGTTTGACGCGGGATGCGGCTAGGTTGAGACACGACCAAGACAAGACCGTCATGGACTTTTCAACGAAAGGAAACCAGTATGGCTACCAGTGATCAAGAGCAGAAGAGCGTTCTTGTGACCCAGCACAAGCGTATGGCCATGGGTGCCCCGATCAACGGGCAATCCATGCAAGGTGGTAATGACAAGCCCAAGCAAGGAGCCCTGACGCAAGCAGCTAAAAAGAAGTAAGTGGCGACGATATCGGACCTGATCGGCGGGATAAGGGCACGGCAATCAGAGATTGCTGGATCTCTTGCGGTTGGCAATGCTGCTAACTGGGAGTCTTATCAACGCATGGTCGGGCACTACTCGGGGCTCAAAGAAGCCCTGGACATATTAGAAAACTTGATGAAGGAAGACGATGAGTAATCAACCGGAAGCTGCTAACGCGGCTGAGATGGCTTGGGCATTTCCGAGCGTGGACCCCGGTGCAAAACCTCTAGGTGGGCGTATTCTTGTGCAGTTGCGCCGTACCAAAAAGAAGGCAACAAGTGCCGGGATTATCTTGGTGGAAGAAACCAAGGAAACCGAGAAGTGGCAGAACATGGTGGCAAAGGTGATCGAGATCGGTCCCTTGGCATTCAAGCACCGCGACACGATGCTCGCGTGGCCTGAAGGTTCTTGGTGTGTCGCAGGCGACTACATCCGAGTTCCCAAGTGGGGCGGTGATCGCTGGGAAGTCAAAGTCCCCGGCGACGACGATTTTGAAGATCCCGCCCTGTTCATGGTGTTGAATGACCATGAAATCATCGCCAAACTCACTGGTAACCCCCTGGCAATGAAGGCTTTCCTATGAGCACAGATAAAGTTGAAGACATCCCCGTTACTGAAGAAAAAGACGGGTCAGTAACGGTTGAGCTGCCTGATGAGCTTGTTTCTGAAGATTCTTCTGACGAGCCGATTCAAGCGCAAGATGACGGAGATGCTGACCAGCCCGGTGATACCGATGCGGTGCGAGAAGCCCGCAGGAATCGCCGAAAGGCCAAGAAGGAATACATCAAACGCACCAACGAAGAGAAAGATCAGCGGTTGGTGTCGCTGCAACGCGAGAACGAAGAGTTCCGCAAGCGTCTAGCCGATGTTGAGAAGAAGAGCCAAGGGTTTGAACTGGCTCGACTGGACAAGGCGATTGAAGACGAAGAGTTGCGCCTGAAGTATTTCGATGCCAAGCGCCGCGAAGCCATTAACAACTCAAATGGTGACGCATATACGCAGGCTAGTAACAACTATGACGAGGCGCGGCGCAAGTACGAGGCGATGAAAGCGCTGAAGAATCGTGCTGCTCAAGCCGAGTCTGAGCCCCAGACTGACCCTCGGATGTTGCGGCATGCGAAGAGTTGGATGGAGTCCAATTCTTGGTACGACCCCAACGGTAGCGATGAAGACAGCGAGATTGCCAAGGTTATTGATGCCAAGCTCGCAAAAGAGGGCTTTGACCCGTCTTCTGCAGATTATTGGGACGAACTTGACGCACGCTTGCAGAAACGTCTTCCGCATCGTTATACTCAATCACAAGACGAACCCAGAAGGAGGCCTAGGAGTTTTGTAACTGGATCTGGACGCGAGTCAACTGGTGGCCGACAAGGCAACACTTTGGTGCTTGAGCCTGAACAGGTAAGAGCAATCAAGGAGGCTGGATTCTGGGATGACCCAGCAATGCGAGCCAAGATGATCAAGCGTTACGCCGAACAAGCACGAAACAACCGAGGTTAAACAAATGGATTCACGTCTGAAAAAGTCTCTGTCTGCCGGTGGCCGCGAAACTCGCGCTAGTGAGGACGTATCCCGTCGAGCCCCAGAGGAAAAGTTCATGTCAGCGCAGGAACGTCGGAAGATGTGGAGCGATGAGTGGACACAAAGTGCGCTGCCAAAGGTTCCGGAAATGCCCGGATGGCACCTTTGCTGGCTCTCAACCACTAATGCTTACGACAGCATTGATAAGCGGATGCGGCTTGGGTACGTTCCCGTGAAAGCGGATGAGTTCCCTGGGTTCGACAATTACCGCGTCAAGGCTGGCGAGGACATTGGTTTTATCGCATGCAACGAGATGCGCCTGTACAAGATCCCTATGGAGGTCTATCAGGACATCATGCTGCAGATGCACCATGAGATGCCCAACGAGGAGGCGGACAAGATCCGTGTCCAAGTTGAGAATCTTCAGGGTGCGCGAGACAGTTCAGGCAAGAGCCTGGGCAAGGTTGAAGGCGAAGGCTTTGGCGATTTCGACCGAAACGTGCAAACCCCAATCTTTCATGGGTGAGCACAAAGGAGTAAATTATGTCTTCGACTAATGCTCCGTTCGGCCTGCGTCCTGCGTTCCATCCCTCTGGTCTGGATCGCGCTCAGGCGCTGGCTAACGGTATTCAAGCTGTCTCTACGAGCGGCAACGTCTCTGCTGGCTATGCCACGACTATCCTGAAGGGTCAGCCCGTCAAGATGGACACTGGCGGCTACATCGTGGTTGCCGCTGCTGGCGATTCGTTCCTTGGCGCCTTTGCGGGTGTTGAGTGGACTGACTCGACTGGTCGTCGGCGTGTGTCTAACTACTGGCCTGCCAACGAGTCGTTCCAAGTCGGCTCTGTCGTTGCCTATTTCTACAGCGATCCCAACATCGTGTACGAAATCCAGGCCGACGGCACTCTGGCGCAAACCTCGCTTGGCGCTGAAGCTGACCTGAGCAACACGACTGCTGGTTCTACGACCACTGGCCTGTCTCAGTGCACGCTGTCCACCAGTGTTGTGGCTTCGCCCAATACTGCGCAAATGCGTATCGTGGATATCGCCCCGTACCCCGACAATGCTTGGGGAGATGACTATGTAATCGTCCGTGCAACCATCGCTGAATTCCAATTCGCGGGTGTTGCTGGTACGGCTGTTTAATAAGGAGGGCAGATCATGGCAGCCCCGATGCGCAGTACCGACTTTCGTTCAATCGTTGAGCCTATCCTCAACGAATGCTTCGATGGCGTGTATGACCAACGTACCGATGAATGGTCGCGTGTTTTCCGCGAGCAACAAGGTATTCCCCGTAACTACCACGAAGAGCCGGTTCTGTACGGCTTTGGCGCGGCTCCGCAGTTGCCGGACGGCACCCCGGTTTCGTACCAGCAGGGTGGTGTTCTGTTCCTGAAGCGCTATGTCTACAATGTGTACGGTCTGGCCTTTGCGCTGACCAAGGTGCTCGTTGAAGACGGCGATCACATCCGTATTGGTCAGGTGTACGCCCGTCACCTTGCCCAGTCGCTGATTGAGACGAAGGAAACGCTGTCGGCCAACGTGCTGAACCGCGCTTTCAATAGCTCGTATCCTGGCGGCGACGGTGTGCAGTTGAACAGCGCTTCTCACCCCATCGTGAGCGGCACGTTCTCCAACCTGCTGACGACTGCAGCTAACCTGTCCCAGACCTCTCTGGAGCAGATGCTGATTCAGATCCGTCAGGCTGTGGACAACAACGGCAAGAAGATCCGTCTGGTTCCCCGCCAACTGGTGGTGGCTCCTGGCAACGTCTTCCAAGCTGAAGTGCTGCTGAAGAGCGTTCTGCGTGCTGGTAACGCGAACAACGACATCAACCCGATCAAGTCTATTGGCTTGCTCGACGAGGGTGCCGCTGTTCTGTCGCGTCTGACCAATGCTTCGGCATGGTGGGTTCAGACCGATGCTCCGGAAGGCATGAAGCTGCTGATGCGCCGCAAGCTGGAGAAGACGATGGAAGGTGACTTCGAAACTGACTCGATGCGCTACAAGGCCACCGAGCGTTTCGATGTCGGCTTCACCGATCCTCGGGCCATGTACGGCACTCCTGGCGTCTAAGTAAAAGTGGGGGCCTCGGCTCCCACTCCTCTAAGGAGTAAAGACAATGGCACAGACCTATATTGGGTCCACGCTACGCACTGGCTCTGGTACGTTGACTGACACCACCGACGGCGGATTCGTTGTCGTAAGTCAGACCACGACGGTTACCACGGTTGCTGCGGGTACGGCGTCTAGCGCCACTATCACTCTGCCTGCAAGTTCACAGATCATCAGCTTCTTTGTTGATACTGTGCAAGACGAGGTGGTTGGCGGTGGTTCTGCTACTGCGATTGCGATGACTATTGGTACGGCTGCTGCGGGGACGCAATATGTGTCTTCGACTGACGTTATCGGTGGCGGTCGGATTGCTCTTACGTTCACCGCTGCTCAATTGGCTGCGATGGCTAACGTTGGTACTTCTACCGGCGTTGTCATTACTGTCGATCCGAACGGCACCATTTCCACCACTCAGGGCATCTACCGTTTGACGGTGGTCTATGCCCAGAAGGTTTAAGGAGGTTCGATATGGGCCAATTTAAGCCGATGGTGAAAATGGTCACCACCGAGCCTTCAGTCGAACTGAAGCTCAAGAGTGGCGGCGCGGTGGAGAAGAAGATGCAGATGGGCGGTGCGCTTGCCGCTGCGCCTGCTGCTGGTCCTGCTATGCGTGCTCCGGCTCGCGGTGGGATGATGCCCGCGGGCGCCCCTGGGAAGCCTTCTATGGCTGCTCGGCGCCGTGCGATGATGGCCGGTCCTACTGGTGCTGCTCCGGCAGGCCCAGCGGGCATGGCTGGTCGCATGATGAAAGATGGTGGCGAGGCTACTAGCCTGAAGGCTCACGCCGGCATGCCTGCGTCCAAGGCCCACAAGGGCTTGAAGACGGGTGGTGTGGTGGATGGGCAAGGCGGCTACAAGTCTGGCGGCATCATCAAGTCCAAGGTCGGCAAAACCACCAAGATGGACACTGCAAAGCCTGATCACTCACCAGCCAAGACTGGTGATGTGAAGATGGGCAACGCTGGTGGTTACGCTACTGGTGGCGTGGCGAAGGCAAATGCTGGCGGCTACAAGAAAGGTGGCGCAGCAAAAAAAGCCTACGCCACGGGGGGTCTTGTTGATTCAGGACGTCCCGTGGCGATGCCTCAAGGAGCGAAGAAGCCTTCGAAGCCTGTAAGCATCAATCAACTGTCAGGCACCTTCAAAAAGGGTGGGGCGGTGATGATGAAAGAGGGCGGCAAGGCTGATGTTCCTCCCAAGGGTGTTGAGGATACGATTCAGACTGCACGAAACGAACGGGACTACAGGGCCTGGGAGAAGAGTCAGGTTGAAGAGAACAAGGCCGCGGCACAAAGCGCTGGCAGCATGTTCTCGTCAATTCCTCGTAAGCTGAAGGAAATCTTCTCGCCAGCTAAGGCGGCTAGTGCGCCTGGGGCAGTGACAAAGACTGAAAAGTCTGTAACAGTCACTCCAAAGAAGCGCGGCGGGGCCGTTACCTGCTGAACCAAGCGGGGGCTTCGGCCCCCGCTTCTCCTTTGAGGCTGCTATGAAGCTGCAAACTGTTTCCAAAACTGGCGTTGGCTCCAGTTCCTCTTTGGTCATGAACACCAACATTTCCCCGTTCAACGTGGGATTTGGGGTGATCGTGACTGGCACGGTCAACTACACCGTGCAACATACGTTTGACGATCCTGCCGCGGGATTCACAACGTGGTTCTCTCACCCGACGATTGCCTCGCTTGCGGCAAATGCTGATGGCAACTATGCGTTCCCAGTGACTGGCATCAAGTTGCTGGTCAATTCTGGGGCTGGTACTGCCACGCTGAAGCTGATCCAAGCTGGTATCTGATCATGGCTTACGTTGGGTATACCGACGTTGCAAATCAGGCGAATACGTCTGATGGATTTGCTGCCAATGTCAATGCTGTCAACGTAGTTGGCGGCGGTGTTGGTGCTGAAGTTGGTGATACGGGCGTAGTTGATCTCTACGGAACTACTCCCGTGGAGACCTTCTACATTGCTGATGAGACATCTCCTGGGTATGTACTGCAGGAAGACGACTCAAAGATCATTAGAGAGGCATCGTAATGGCCGACCAGAAGATTTCAGCGATGCCCTCTGCGGCAACGCTAACGGGTGCAGAACTCATTCCGTTGGTGCAGTCTGGCGCAAACGTTCAGGCGACACTCAATACGGTCACTGACTTCGTTCGTGACTCGTATGCCGCGTTCTCTGACTTTACTGATCAGCCTGCAACGCTTGCCAACACGGCATACGCGATGACGTTCAACACCACTGACTACTCCAGTGGTATCACGTTGGTGTTGAACTCTCGGATCACCGCCTCTCAGACTGGTGTGTACAACTTCCAGTGGAGTGGTCAGTTTGAGAACACGCAGTCGCAAGATCATGATGTGCGTGTTTGGATCAAGATCAACGGCAACAACGTAACTGGTTCCACCGGATACATCTCTGTGCCGTCATCTCACGGTGGCGTGAATGGTCACATCGTGGTGGGGTGGAACTACTACATCACGCTGAATGCTGGAGACTACGTTCAACTGTTCTGGGAAGCAGACAACACCAATGTCTCCCTGCAGACGTATGCCTCTGGAGCGAATTACCCGTCAACGGCTTCTGTAATTGCAACCATCAACAGGGTGCATTGATGCCAGCAAGAAGCAAAGCGCAGTTTCGCCTCATGAAGGCGGCTGAAAACAGCCCTGCATTTGCCAAAAAGATGGGCATTAGCCCAATGGCGGCGGGTGAGTTTACTGAAGGCAACATCAAAGGCAAGAAATACGCTAAGTTGCCCGAGAAGAAGCTCAAACGAGGCGGCTGTTGCTGGTGACTTATGACAAAAAATGTCAATTTAGCAGTTGGCAGGGGCGAAAAACTGTCAGTTGACCGCGGTGCTGGTCTGACTCAGAAGGGTCGAGAGAAGTACAACCGCGAGACAGGCAGTAACCTCAAGGCTCCGCAGCCTCAAGGGGGTTTTCGTAGAGACTCGTTCTGCGCGAGAATGGGGTCTATCGCTGAAAAGAGCGAGAAGGGAAGCCGATCAAGGGCTTCAATGAAGCGTTGGAACTGTCCGGGGTGGTGATGAAGCAAGAATTGTCAGATTCCACCAAGCATGTAGTCGATGCGCTGTCTGTCGCTACTGTTTTGGGGACGCTTGTGGAGTTTCTTCCGGCCATTGCTGCGTTGTTTACCATTATTTGGACTGGAATCCGTATTTGGGAGACAGATACGGTCAAACGTCTCTTGGGAAGAGAGTAAACGATGGCTTACTCGGGAACTGTTGGTCAGACGGTCATTTCTGTCCAGACTCTGATTGATCACGGTGCCCGTAGGTGCGGGAAGCTGGCGGAAGAACTGACTTCTGAGCAGGTTCTGTCGGCCAAAGAGTCATTGTTTTTTCTGATGTCTAACTTGATCAACATCGGAATTCAGTATTGGGCGATTGACAAGACAGTGATTGGTCTGCAGGCTAACAAGTACATCTATGAGCTTCCTGTGGGGGCTAATGATGCGCTGAATGCTCTGTATAGGCGTATGAATCGCCCCTCTGGGAGCTACACAAGCAGTGCTGGTGGCACGGTGGCGAATGCCTTTGACAGCAACATAGACACCATCTTTACGCAGACGTCTCCCAACGGGAATGTGTTGATCAACTATGGATCAACTGACCCTGTGTACATTGGCTCAATTGGTGTCATGCCTGCCGCAACGGGCACGACCAATGTTGTCTTTGAGTATTCAAACGACAACACAACGTGGAGTACTCTGTACAACCCTGGTGCTGCTGACTGGGTAGATGGTCAGTGGCTTTGGTATGACGTTGATCCTGGGCAAAGTGTTCCGTATTACAGAATGCGTGCCACTGGCGGCAGCACGATCAGTGTGCGTGAGTTGTACCTGGGTAATAACTCTACCGAGATCACGATGGCACGGTTGAATCGTGATGATTACACCAACTTGCCCAACAAGAACTTCACGGCCAATCAGCCGTTCCAGTTCTGGGTAGATCGCACGATCCCTCAAGCCAATCTGTATCTGTGGCCGGTTCCGTCAGATCCATTTGTACAGATGACTGTATGGTACTCAAGGCAGATCATGGATGTGGGTGATCTTTCTGGAGAGCTTGAGATTCCCCAGAGGTGGTTCTTGGCAGTCCAGAGCATGTTGGCTCACCAGATGAGCCAAGAGCTTCCTGGGGTTGATGTTGCAAGGATTCAGTACCTTGAAGGGCAAGCTGAAAAGTACCTGAATCAAGCCGAGCAGGAAGAACGCGACAAGTCGCCCATATACTTCGCGCCTAACATATCTGTATATACGAGGTAGTCATGCCAAGGTTCTTGGACACCCTCGGAAACTCAGACTTATCGATTGCAGTCTGTGACCGCTGCAAGATGAAGCGGGCTCATTCTGTGATGAGATCGGACCCCAACTTTCCTGGGTTGCAGGTCTGCAATGAGGGATGTGCGGATGAGTTTGATCCGTATCGTCTGCCTGCAAGAAAGACCGAAAAGATCACAATTCGGTTCCCGCGTCCAGACGTCAATTTGAATGATCTAGAAGGAGCAGAAATCCCGTATGGGGGCGTTGTTCTGACTGATCAGAGTTAGTGAGTGACAAGTAAAGGAATTTGTAATGGCTCAGTCTGGATACACCCCGATTCAACTGTACAACTCTTCTACAGCAAGTGCGGCTCCTACGGCTGGGAATCTTTCGGCTGGAGAGTTGGCGATCAATACGGCTGACGGCAAGCTGTACTACAAAGACAGCGGCGGTATTGTTCAAGTCATCGCCAGCAAGGCGGGTGCCAACGGTGATGTGGTTGGGCCTGCGTCTGCTACTGACAGCAACCTAGCAGCGTTTGATGGGGTTACTGGGAAGCTCATCAAGCAAGCGGCAACTGTTACTGCAGTTCAAGGCGGCACGGGTGTAGCTAATAACGCCGCGAACACAATCACGTTCTCTGGTGCATTTGGCATCACGATGACGCTGACCAGCACAACTGCAATAACGTTCCCAACGTCTGGAACTTTGGCTACGCTGGCAGGCACAGAGACGTTCACAAACAAGCGGATTACGCAGCGTGTCACATCGATTGCTGATGCCGCCACAATCACTCCTACGGGCGATTCTTCAGATCAGTACAACGTCACCGCACTGGCCCAGCCTGCGACCGTTGCAGCGCCTTCTGGAACCCCTACAAGCGGGCAGAAGCTGATCCTGCGCATCAAAGACAACGGCACTGCCAGAGCCCTGACTTGGACGACAACGTCTGGTGGGTATCGAGTTGTTGGCGTGACCTTGCCCACGACTACAACGGCAAATAAGACTTCCTACATCGGGTGCATCTACAACACAGACGCCACGTTTTGGGATGTTGTGGCGGTTGCTACGGAGGCATGATGATCAAGATTGACTTTGAAAGACAGACCCGGCACGGCATGTACCGTGATGCCATCACGCTGCCGGATGATCATCAGTTCACCCAAGCTCAAATTGACGCAATGATGGATGAGCGCGTCAACAACTGGGTGGCCTACATGGATAACCCGCCTCAACCGGAACCTGAGCCAGAAACCGTTGAAATTGACGGTGTGAAGTACCAGAAGGTCTGATATGGCGACACTTTACTGGGGCGGTGGCACGGGAACGTGGGATGGATTCGCCACGACCAATTGGTACACAGACCTCGCCAGAACCGTTTTGTCTACCCGTGCTCCGAGCGCTGAAGACGATGTTGTGTTTGATTCGACTTCAAACGCGACGGGGTACACGGTCACGATCTCAAACAACGCATCTGTTTGCCGTGACCTCACGATCAGTGGGCCTGCCTCAGGAAACGTTACGGTTGCGGGCAATGGTAACTTGTATATCTATGGCAGTTTGTCTTTGTCTGCGGCAGGGATTACCAGAACTTTCACGGGTGAGACTTTTTATTATGGCTCTGGAAGTCGTACTATCACAACAAATGGAGTGACACTTGGTTCAAATATCTACTTTAATGGATCAGGAACATATACTCTTCAAGATGCATTAAATATTGGAGCGGGAGCTGTCAGTATTAACAGCGGAACATTTGATACTGATGGCAAAAATCTTACTTGTGGTGGCATAACTGCTACTGCAGGGGCAACTGCTGGTATTTTAACTCTTGGTGCATCAACGGTAAGCGCCACGAGTTTTACTCCCAACGCGCCTGTAATTGTAAATGCCGGAACCTCAAACATAACTCTATCTGGCACTACGCCAAATATTGGCGGCGGCACCAATTACACAGGCAACACATTCTATAATGTAACATTTAGTTCTAGCTCACCCACAAGCGGCAATTTTCGAGGCACAAACACATTTAACAACCTTACATTCACTACTCCTACAAATAGTACACTTGTTCCAATTACATTGTTTGGGAATCAAACTGTAAATGGCACATTGACTGTAGCTGGATCGGGAGCAATCAACAGATACATGTTCTTGTCTGACCCTATTGGGACGACAAGAACACTTACTGTTGCCACAGTCGGAACTCTGACTGACGTTGATTTCCGAGACATCACGGTAGCTGGGGCATCTTCCCCGTGGTCAGGAACCCGTCTTGGAAATGCTGGTGGCAACACCAACATCACGTTTGGCGCTGGTGCAACCAAGTATTGGAACCTTGCTGCAGGTGGAGCTTGGACTGCTGCAGCTTGGGCCACAACAAGTGGTGGCGCGGCAAGTGTCACTAATTTTCCCTTGGCTCAAGACACCGCAATCATTGAGAACACAGGGTTGAATACCAGCGCCTCAATCACGGGCTTTAGCGGATATAACCTCAAAACCTTGGATTGCAGCACGCGGTCTAATGCTGCAACTTTATCTGGAATTGAGCCAAGAATAAATGATGATGTGACATTGAGCACATCAATGACAGTTTCTAGCTTATCAATTTTGTTTGAGGGCAGAACAACTCAGACTATTACCTCTGCGGGAAGAACATTAGGTGCTATAGCAGTAAATAACTCTGGAAGCACTGTAACACTTGCGGACGCATATAACGGCAATTTCATTAGTGTTATATCCGGAACATTTGACACCAATAATCAAAACGTAACTGTGTCTGGTCCCTTGGTTGTAACTGCAAACTCGTTATCAAAAACAATTACGCTTGGCTCAAGCACGGTTTCTTGCACAACGTTCGGCGCTACCGCAACCGGAATAACGAATTTTACATTAAATGCAGGCACATCATCAATTACAGCTTCGAGTACTTATGTTGGAGTTGCGGGGGTTTCTTCTACGTTTTACAATGTTACGTCAACATCAACTGGTGCCGTAACATTAAATGGCACCAACACCTTTAATAACTTGACTTGTACATCTCCTACCGCTACAGGAGTGACTGCAATTACACTAAGTGGAAACCAGACCATCAGTGGAACGCTTGCGTTGGCCGGTGGTACATCTGTCACCCAAAGAAGGCAAATAGTAAGTAGTGTGATTGGTATAACGCGCACCATTACTGCTGCAACAGTCACCGGCCTGACAGATATTGACTTCCGCGATATCCAAGGTGCTGGCGCAGCTAACTGGACAACAGGCACCAGACTAGGAGATTGTGGGGGCAACAGCGGCATCACGTTCCCTGCTGCCAAGACAGTTTATTGGAACCTTGCGGGAACACAAAACTGGTCTGCTACAGCATGGGCCACAAGTAGCGGCGGGTCGCCAGCAGCAAACAACTTCCCTCTGGCACAAGATACGGCCGTTTTTGATGATACGGGTTCTGCTGGAACAATAACGATCAATGCCGCATGGAACATTGGCACTATTAGTTCTGGTGGAAGAACTATTGCATGGACTCTTGCTGGGACTTCTTCCCCATCAATTTATGGTGATATTACATATGGTTCAGGAATAACGTCCTCGGCTACTGGCAGTTTCACATTTAGTGGCGCATCAACACAGACGTTGACTACTGCTGGTAAATCGCTGTCAAGTACCGTAGCAGTTACAAAACCTGCTGGAGTAGCGCTTAATTTGGGGGACGCTTTATCTTGCTCAGCCGTAAATGTAACTAGCGGGACATTAAATTCACAAAATTACAATATATCAGCTCTTAGTTTTAATTCCAATAACTCAAACACTAGGTCAATTACGCTAGGGACAAGCACAATTACATTAAATGGTTCTGGTGCCAATACTTGGCAATTGTCAAACACAACAGGACTCACATTTAGTGGCGCCTCGTCCACGATTAACTTGTCTTCTGCAGCCGCAAAAACATTTGCAGGCGGCGGACAGACATTTGGCACGTTATCTTCTACAGGCGGAACCACAAGTCCCCTGACAATAAGCGGCAGCAACACGTTTACGACGTTCACAAACACCGCACGGACGTATCTGATCTTTACATCAGGGACAACGCAGACGGTTACTAACTTCACTTACTCAGGTGCATCTGGTAGTGTGGTTCGTTGGTACACCAGCATTCCCGGCCAAAGAGCTACGTTAGCTACGACAACCAGTGCAGTTGGCGCTAACAGCGTAGACGGCGGTAACAACAGTGGATTGACATTCACTGGATCATCGCCTGACTACTTTTATGTGAAAGACATTGCATATGCTGCCCTTGCAGGCGGTGCGGCAGGCAAGTTCTTCCTGATGTTTTGAAAATCATGGAAATCCCTAAGCTCACTCCGGTTGTCCAGTTATGCACCGCTGCGTTTGCGCTGGCGGTTGGCGGGTTTACCGCTGGGGATAAGTTTGGGTGGTGGTCAACGGAGCGTCCTATTTTGGAGTGGTCGCCTGAGCATTTCAAGATTCAGCCTGCCAAAATTGGTTCTCCCATAACGGTTCAGGTAGCTCGGATCAAACGGCGTGACGACTGCGCTGTTGAAGGGTTTGTGCCTACGGTGCGTGATGCCTCAGGGATGATCCATGAAGCAACGCCGAGCATGTCCAAATTTACCGGCCCTGCAAGCCCTGAGGTTGACACATTCACATATCAACTTACCTTGTCGGCCAAAGACAAATTTGCGCCTGGGACGGCCACTTTGCTGGCAACGATCACCTACAAGTGCCCCGAGGGGCAGCGAACTGTGACGTACCCGAAGCATAAGAACCTGACCTTCCTGCTGGAGAAGTAAATGCTGTCTCTTCTATCTACCCTCGGTGGTCTGTTGATCTCAGGACTTCCTAAGCTGCTGGACTATTTCCAGAACAAGGCTGACCAGAAGCACGAACTGGCTCTTGCCCGTGTTCAAACAGAGCGAGAGTTGCAACTCGCGGCTCAAGGCTTTGCTGCCCAAGCTCGGATGGAAGAGATCCGCACTGACCAAGTGGCGATGCAGACCGAGGCCCAGATGACTGAGGCGGCGCTCAAGCATGACGAGAAGGTGCTGGAGAAGGCCAGCAGGTGGGTTGCCAACTATGTTGGTACGGTCCGCCCCACGGTGACCTACATTTTCATCCTTGAGCTTGTCGCCATCAACGCGGCTATCGCTTGGTATGCGTTTAATCAGCCTGGGCTGATTAAAGATGTAGACAGCCTAATCCGCGTGACCGCTGTAATTTTCTCTGAAGACGAGATGGCGATGTTGGGTGGAATTATTGGGTTTTGGTTCGGCACTCGTAGCTGGAGCAAGAAGTGAAACTGAGCGCAAAGGGCGCGGACTTGATGCACCGATACGAAGGGTATCGGACGAGGCCGTACCTTTGCCCAGCGCACATCTGGACTATTGGCTATGGCCACGTTCTGTACCAAGAGCAGATCAGATTGCCTGTAGTCCGTGTTGGTGACTACCAAGGGATGATCCGCAAAGAGTTCCCGCTAAAGCCCGAGGACAATCGAGTCTGGAGCAAGGATGAGATTGAGAAGCTCTTCAGCGAAGATGTCGCATCGTTTGAGCGTGGTGCTCTTCGACTGTCTCCTAATCTGGTTGATCGTCAAGGCGCATTTGACGCTGTGGTCTCTTTTGCGTTCAACGCTGGGCTAGGCAACTACCAGCGCAGCACCATCCGCACGAAGAACAACCGAGAGGACTTTGAGGGCGCTGCAGACGCATTTATGATGTGGACAAAGGGCGGCGGAAAAGAGTTGCCTGGATTGGTGCGTAGACGTAAAGACGAGCGCTTGCTCTTTTTGGGGTAGATATGCCTGTTGCAGCAGTAATGACGTATAACAGCTTGGCGGCTGATATTGAGACATATCTGGAGCGTACAGACCAAGCCACGATTGACAAGATCCCAACCTTCATCATGCTTGCCGAGCAAGTCTTGGCGGCAGACCTGAAGTTCTTGGGGAACCTGACGGTTGCCACCTCAAACATGGTGCAGGGTCAAGCAACCATTGATAAGCCTGCACGGTGGAGAAAGACAGTCTCCATGAACGTCACCGTGAGTGGACAGAGGCAACCTGTGCTTCTTCGCAAGTACGAGTACCTGCGTGAGTATTGGCCCAATCCCGCCTTAGAGGATACGCCTAAGTATTACTGTGACTACGACTACACGCACTGGTTGATAGCACCAACGCCAGATGATGACTATTCCTACGAGGTGCTGTACTACGAGCGGTTGGCGCCTCTAGACTCATCTAACCAGTCAAACTGGTTCACTCAGTACGCTCCCCAGGCGTTGCTGTATGGGTCTCTTTTGCAGGCCATGCCTTTCCTAAAGAATGACGAAAGAATGCAGATGTGGCAGGCGCAATATGATCAAATCGTCAATGTCCTGAAGACGGAAGACACGCTCAGGATTGGTGACAGGCAAGCGGTTGCGAAGGATTCCTGATGAGCTTCAACAGTCCATTCACTGGGAACGTCATCCAGCCTACGGATGTCTCGTATCGCAGCATTACTCTAACGGCCAACACGATTCTTTCGTGGCCGATCAATGGGAATGCGACGGATGACTATGCTGCCCGCATCATGGATGTCACGGCATCCTCTGCGGGGCTTGACTTGTCAATGCCTCCTGCAAATCAGGCGTCTGTTGGACAAGATGCTCTGATCAGAAACATCGGCGCAAACTCGTTTGATGTTTTGGACTACGCTGGCGGTGCGATTGTTACCATTGCTGCTGGAGAAGCCAAGTACATCTACATCAAGACAAACGCAACCACCGCGGGAACGTGGGGCATCATTGCGTTTGGCGTTGGAACTTCAAACGCTGATGCGGCAACCCTTGCTGGGTATGGCCTCAAGGCAATCAGCAACACGCTGAATGCGGCATCTCCTGTTAATACGTTCTCCTCTGACTACACAGCAGTAGCGGCAGATCGTGCCAGCACTTATGTGTGGACCGCAGGCGCAGGAACGTTGTCTCTTACTTCGGCTGTTACGCTAGGGGATGATTGGTTCTTCTTTATAAGAAATGGCGGCACAGGAACTTTAGCGGTTACACCGACTGGTGGACAGATCATCAATGGGTCTTCATCTTTGGATCTGCAGCCATCGGACTCATGTTTGATCGCTTGTTCTGGCTCTGCTTTCTATACGGTTGGTCTTGGCAAGAGCACTCTGTTCAACTTCTCACAATTGACGAAAGCCGTTACTAGCGGGTCTTATTCTTTGACTGCGTTAGAGGCGGCTAATTCGATTCAAAAGTACACCGGCACTTTGTCGGGCAATGTGACAATCACGGTGCCTCAGACTATTCAGGTGTACTACGTCACGAATCAGACTGACGGAACGGGTGCTGGTTACACCATCACGTTTACAACTGGAGTCTCTGGTGGAGGTACAGCAATTGTTCCCGCAGGTCAGCAGGTAATTTTGCTATGCGATTCAGTCAATCTGTTGAATGCTTCAACTGTCGCTGCTGGGGCAACTAATCTCTCATTGAGTGACGGATTGGTTGGCTCTCCGTCATTGAACTTTGCTAGTGAGACTTCAACGGGCGTCTACCGCCCAGGATCTGGCGAGTTTGGAATTTCTATACTTGGCGTCAAACGTTCTGGGCTAACGGCTACAGGATTGTCAATTACAGGAACTGGAGTGTTTAGCGGCGGCGTTCAAGGTGGTACGTTCTAAATGACTGCTAAAGTCTTCGCCCTAGACACCAAGGCTGGCATCCAGCGGGATGGGACTATTTTTGACAAGCAGTTCTATAGTGATGGGCGTTGGGTAAGGTTCCAGCGCGGCAGGCCCCGCAAGATTTCGGGTTATAGGGTCATATCTAGCCAACTGACAGGCCCATCTCGAGGCATTTGGGTCAACGCTCAAGACAGTTTCAACTACATCTTTAGTGGTTACAGCGATGGATTGCAGCAACTTGTCATTGATGACAACGGTGTGGGTGCAGGGGTTACTGAATTTACTTTGAGCAACTTCACAGCAAGTGCTTTGAACTTGTGGCAGTTTGACGGGTTCTTTGATGTAGACGGATCTGGCAATGCCTCTTTATTGGCTCACCCAGGATTAAATCTGGCGTCAACGGATGCCACATCAAATACTCCTGTGCTGATTGGCGACATCAACGGCACAACAATGTCTCAGATTGGTGTTTTCACGGACACTGCGACCACCTCCAGTGGACTTCCAACAGTCACGTTGGCTGCTACGAATCTTTTGATTGGGGCTGGGCAAGCAGTTACGGGGACGGGAATACCCGCAAACACAACAGTTGTATCTGTCTCTACAACTACGGTAACTTTGTCAAACAACGCTAGTGCTTCAGGCACTGTTACGCTGACGTTTAACAATAACGTTGAGGTATCTGGCGGTGTTGTTACCTTGCATCCGTATGTGTTTGTCTACGGGAACAGTGGGCTAATCAGGAACTGCTCTGCGGGCAACGCTCAAGACTGGGTGTCCGCGGATGCCAATGAAGTAAACGTAGCTACAGGCAAGATCGTTCAAGGTCTTCCTGTTCGTGGTGGATCTAACTCTCCGAGTGGTCTTTTCTGGAGCTTGGACAGCCTTGTCAAAGTTAGCTTCATAGGTGGTCAAGGAACACCGGCGCAGTATTGGAGGTATGACATTGTTTCAAGTCAGTCTTCAATTCTGTCTAGCCAGTCTGCCATTGAGTACGACGGTGTGTACTACTGGTGTGGTGTAGACCGATTCCTTCTGTACAACGGTGTTGTGAAGGAAATACCCAACGACATGAACCAGAACTACTTCTTTGACAACCTGAACTACTCTCAGCGTCAAAAGGTATGGGTGACAAAGGTTCCTCGTTTTGGCGAGATTTGGTGGTTCTACCCTCGAGGTGACTCTGATGAGTGCAATGATGCAATCATCTACAACATTCGAGAGAACACGTGGTATGACGCTGGTCAGGCTCTTGGTACGAGAAGGTCTGCAGGATACTTCTCACAGGTGTTCGCCTTCCCTGTCGCTGCGGGATGGGACGCGACTGAAGAAGTTGAAATCACAACTGCCACGGTAAATGCGACAAGCGGCAAAGACATGCTCTTGTTGGACACCTACAACGTGGATGTTGTTGTGGGGCAGATGATTGATGGCACAAACATAGCATCTGGTGCTACGGTAGTTTCAATCACCTCCAGCAACATCAAGACGCTGGGCGCGATTACAGGTGGTTCTGGATATCCGAACAGCACTTACACAAATGTTCCTCTGACTGGAGGCAATGGTGCGGGAGCGCAAGCCACGGTCACGGTCAGTGGTGGAGCGGTTACTGCTGTCACAATTACGCAGGTTGGCGCTGGGTACGAGATAGGCGATTCTCTAAGCGCGAGCAACACGAATCTTGGCGGCTCGGGGTCTGGCTTTTCTGTTCCTGTAAGCGCAATCTATCTGCAAGGCATTGAGATGTCCTTGGTGGCGACGGGAACTGGATCGTCAACGGCAACGTTTAGTACAGAGCCTGGGTTGATCAGTGTCTATCAGCATGAGTTCGGAGTGAACGCAATTGATGGCACTACCGTAACTGCTATTGAGAGCTACTTTGAGACGAATGATCTTGGATGGGTTTCTGGTGGCCCTACGCAACCTGCAATGGAAGGCGCGAACAGGTGGTTGAGGCTTGAGCGTGTTGAGCCAGACTTCATCCAAGAGGGTGATATGTCTCTGATCGTTACGGGAAGGCCTTACGCTCAATCAGAAGATGTTGAGTCAGACCCCTATACGTTTGCCCCGAATACGAACAAAATTGACATGAAGGAACAACGCCGTGAGTTGCGGTTGAAGTTCGTGTCAAATGTGGCTGATGGCGACTATCAGCTAGGCCGAGTCATCTTGAGTGCTGACATCGGTGATGTCCGAGGTTATTGATCCCCTGAAGGAGTAAATCATGGCAAACGCCATTTATCCGAAGTACAAGGAAGTCATCCTTGGCGCGGCCACCAACACTAACCTGCTTACCGGCACGGTCAAGGTTGCGCTGGTTGATACTGGAACGTACACCTACAACGCAGCGGACCAGTTCCTGACTTCGTTGACGGGTGTTGTGGGAACGGCCCAAACGATTGGCGCTACCAAGTCTGTGACCAACGGCGTGTTTGATGGGGCCGATGTGACCTACACCTCTGTAACGGGTGCAAGTGTTGAGGCATTGGTGATCTATGTGGACACCGGTTCTGCTGCTACTTCTCCGCTGGTGGCGTACATCGATACTGGTGTGACGGGTCTTCCTGTGACCCCGAACGGCGGCAACATCACGGTTACTTGGAACGCCAGCGGCATCTTTGCGCTGTAAGCCATGACGGCTCTGTACCACGCTTATTCCCAGACGGTTGCGGATGGGACAGCGACATCTGTCGTTCGTCCTAGCGACTGGAATTCCGCCCACGTTCAAGGCCAGACAATCTCTGGTAATACGGCGGGGTTTTCGTCTTTTACGGGGACGAACATCGTCCTCCAGGGTGGCAATAACGTCACGCTGAGTGCGGCGACTGCGGCGGGTGCAGCAACAATCATCATCAGCGGGGCGAACACTGTCGCGCAGACGGTACAGACCCAAGCGTCAGGTGCGATAGCCGGGACCGGGTTTACCTCCACGACGACAGCGGGAACCGCTGTTACGGCAACGATGGGGACAAACGGCCTGTCAATGGCCGTCCCTGCGTTCATCACGACCTTTGCAAATGACCTAACTTCAGGTCGAGCAGGGACCGGCTTTACGAGCACTACGACGGCTGGTACAGCGATTGTTGCCACCCAAGGGACCAACGGCCTTTCAATGGCTGTTCCGGCCTACATCACCACCTTCGTCAATGATTTGACCTCTGGACGGGCTGGGACGGGATTCACTTCGACAACAACAGCAGGAACAGCAATTACTGCTGCGCTGGGCACCAATGGCCTTTCCATGGCCGTCCCTGCGTTTATAACAACCTACGTTGGGCAAACAACCCAGACTCAGCCAGCAGGCAACATCGCTGGGGCGGGGTACACCAGCACCACACAAGCCGGGTCTACGGTAGGCATCACGCAGAACAGCAACGGGCTGTCTGCTGCTTGGCCTGCGTTTATCACCACAGCTACGCAGTCCGTTCAAACGCAAGCCTCTGGCGCGATAGCTGGTACTGGCTTCACCTCGACCACCACGGCTGGTACGGCGATCACTGCTGCGCTAGGGACTAACGGACTGTCAATGGCAGTCCCGCAGTACATAACGACCTTCGTTAACGACCTGACGTCAGGCCGAGCCGGGACAGGCTTCACCAGCACAACCACGGCGGGTACGGCCATCGTCGCCACGCAAGACACAAATGGCCTCTCAATGGCGGTGCCTGCGTACATCACGACTTACGTTAACGACCTGACCTCGGGTCGGGCGGGTACGGGAACCACGTTAGCAACAACCAACATCAACGCTACATTGAGCGCGAACACCAACGGGGTGGCGCTGTCTATGAGTGTTCCAGATGTGGACTTTAATGCGTGGAACCTGCTGGGCAATACCTCCGGAACCACTGCTACCACGGTCACTACGCAAGGGGCGCTGTATTTTCACGGTGGCAACAACATCACCTTGAGCGGGAACTCCAACACCATCGTCATTTCTGCTGGTGCAGGTGGTGGTACAACCAACCAGACGGGGCCAAACATCGCTGTTGTAGGCTCGACCATCACATCCGGCACGGTAGTCTTTAGCAACTCCAACGGCGTAAGTTTTGGCCTCAACGGCAGTACGTTGACGGCTTCAGTTCTGCCAAACCCTGTGCGTGACGGCTGGGCTCCGTATAGTGACCTTGAATTGGTCGCAGGCCAACAAGGGCAAGGAACCTTGTACTTTGAGCCTGAGCATAGCCCTAATTTTATTCAAGACCGAGTTGGAATCCCAATTGCGTACACCAACGCCACAAACTCCACCGGGTCAGTAACGCTTAGTTACTATATAGGCTTATACACACAGAACGTCAGTACTCTTTCACTTGCAAGTAGCACTTCATTTAGCACTGGTTTTACGTTTTCTGGAACCGTTGCAAGCTACTCGTTGTTTTCGGGAATGCGGCTGCTTACTATCCCGTGGTCATTGACGTTAGCCGATCAGGAAGTTTACATTGGTCAGCTTTCCAGAACCACAACAGGCGGCAACAACGCCTCTATTTCTCAGATGTTAGTTACCAACATCAATAGCAATTTTGTTGGTTTCTTCGGTCAATCTCACAACACCACGCAGCAGTTTACGCAAGGGCAAGGTGTGTACTCAACAACTACAGCAGCACTGCCAAACAGTGTGGCGTTTAGTCAGATTCGTGGATCTGATTCTCTGGCGTTCCGCGCCCCTGCAATTAGGTTCATCAACAGCACGGTGTAAGTATGGACATCAACGACTTTGATAGTTGCCAAAGGATTACGGTTGACGATACTGTTTACATCGTGTTATCCATTCCCGTGCCAAACATTGCTCTGTGCGTCCGTGAATTTGATGTAACTGGCGGTGCCTCCTACGTGGCTACTGTGATTGTTGGGATGCCCTGATGCAGCCACAAATCATCTCCTCCTATGACGGCGGCGCACACAACGCTGATCTGGAAAAGACCGTATCTCGCCTGACTGCGGAGAAGTCTTACAAAGACCTGTCTTGCATCCAGATCGTGCCGTGCTTTGGGCAGATCCCCACGCGGGCGGTGGCGTCATGGATGAACCTCTACGCCCCTCCTAATGCCAAATTTACACGCCTGTGGGCTGTAGGCATGGAGGTTGGCAAGGCGTTTAGCGCTGCCATTGAGAGCATCCTGGCTCACCCAGACCTGAGCAAGTGGAAGTACGTCATCACTCTTGAGCACGACAACATTCCGCCTCCTGATGGGATCGTGAAGCTCCTGATGCAGATGGAGAACCACCCGGAGTATGCGTGTATTGGCGGTCTGTACTTTACGCAAGGCCCAGGGGGATGTGCTCAGATCTGGGGTGATCCCAAAGACCCTGTGACCAACTTCCGCCCCCAGCGTCCTGATCCTGCCGGTGGGTTGGTGGAGTGCTGTGGCACCGGCATGGGGTTCAACGTCTGGCGTCTTGATATGTTCAAGGACGAGCGCCTACGTAAACCTTGGTTTGTGACGCAGACAGATCAAGGCGTTGCTACTCAAGATTTGTACTTCTGGTCTGATGCTAGAAAGTACGGCTACCGCTGTGCTATTGATTGCTCAGTGAAGGTCGGACATTATGACCTCGAAGGCAAGCGCGGCGGAATTCCTGACTACGTGTGGTGATCAATGAAACTTGACCTTGGTTGTGGCGGCAAGAAGAAAGAAGGATTCCTCGGCGTAGATCAGTACGCTATGGAAGGTGTTGATGTCGTCCTTAACATCGGTGTTGACCCTTGGCCTTGGGAAGACGGCACTGTGGAGGAGATCCACGCCAGCCATTTTCTTGAGCACCTGACTGCACCGCAGCGGGTTCACTTCATGAACGAAGCATTCCGGGTCATGAAGGAAGGGGCGAAAGCCACGGTGATCACGCCGCACTGGGCCTCGAACCGTGCCTATGGGGACTTCACGCACCAGTGGCCCCCTGTTTCGGAGATGTTCTACTACTATCTGAAGCAGGCGTGGCGGGACACAAATGCACCGCACACTGACAAAAAGTGGAATGCTGCAGGCTACTCCTGCAACTTCGACGCCACCTGGGGTTACTCGTTCTCTCCAGAACTTGGCGCTAGACATCCTGAGCATGTCCAGTTCGCCCTGCAGAACTACAAAGAAGCAGCCCTTGACACTCACGCTACCCTGATCAAACCAATCACCAAAGTGGATTAAGCAATGGCCGCGGCATTTCAGAGTAATGCGTTTCAGAGTGACGCATTCCAAGCAGATGCTGCGGTACAAAACCTATCGCCATCGCTGTTCACTAACAGCAATGATTTCTACACACCGACAGTAACCGCTGGAACAGTTGATCTCCAGCCTAGTCGGTACGACAACACAAACACCTTCTACGCGGCGACTGTTGCAGCCAGCAACACGCTTACGCCTGCGCTTTACACAAACACTAATACCTTCTACACGCCAGTAGTTGCGTCAAGTAATGAACTACTGCCTGCAAGGTTTGACAACGCCAATGCGTTCTATGCGCCTACTGTCTCGGTCAGCAATGATCTAGCTCCGGCTCTCTACACCAATACACAGACCTTCTATTCGGCAACTGTTAGCGCCAGCAACGAACTGCTGCCATCGCTGTACACGAATAGTCAGACCTTCTACTCTCCTACAGTCTTCCAGTTTACTGAGCTATTGCCGTCGCTGTACGTCAATACGCAGACGTTCTATTCGCCCACAGTCACGTTCAGCAATACGCTGCTGCCTGGGCTATACACAAACACAAACACCTTCTACTCAGCAACGGTTGCGAGTTCATATGCTCTTAGCCCGTCGCTGGTAACGAATACTCAGAATTTCTACAGCGCTACGGTACAGGCAGAAAATGAACTGCTGCCGAGCCTTGTAGTCAACTCGCAGACGTTCTACAGCGCGACTGTCAGCACAGACATCACGCTGCTGCCTTCGCTCTACACGAACACTCAGACGTTCTATTCGCCTGTCGTTGAGGCCTCGAATGAGCTTCTGCCTGCGCTGTTCACCAACAGCAATACGTTCTACACGCCTACGGTTGTTGGGACGTACAGCTTAGATCCAGCAAGGTACAACAACACCCAGACGTTCTACTTAGCGTCTGTCACTGCTCAGAGTTTCCTGAATCCGGGGCTCTACACGAACCCCAACACGTTCTATTCGCCAACTGTTGACACAAGGTTAGTTCCTGCGCTGCTTGTAAACAGTCAGGTCTTCTATTCACCAACGGTTGCGCCTGGGCCAGTTAATCTGCTGCCGTCGCTGTACGTCAACACTAACCAGTTCTTCTCTGCTGCGGTAGAACTTGGGACGTACACGATCACCAGAGCCCAGGCCAGATTGCTGCAGCAGATATACAAGCTCAATGGGCTTGACTCGACACCGTTGACTGTGGGCACTAACTTCAGAGCGGTAGATGACATCGTTCAATCCATCGCAGAAGCTAGGAATGGGACGATAACTGTTGAAACAACTGCTGGTCTGACTTACACGACTGACAATCCTGGGGTGATGATTGAAGAGCTGGCGGCTCTGTATGCCCTGACGGATACGTTGCAGGTGACTCGCAACGGCAGGTTTGTGGGTACGTTGTCTCAGTCCATTGAAACGAACGGGTTCACCACAGTGGTGACGAGGCTGACATGACGCCACGTTCAGTAGCGTTATTTGGCATTGGGTTCTCGCCACTGCTGGTGGCTACATTTGGCCTTGCCCCGGAGTCGAATGGGGTGGCGGGAAGTTCTCCGCTTGTCTATGATCCGAGGTATCACACCTTTGACTCTTGGGCAAGCCTGATGGCAGAACAGTACGCTGTCAATCATCTCGAGATTCCAAGCCAGAACACAGACTGGAAGCTCTGGGGCAATGGCTTGAAGGCGATTGACGTCTTCACCAACGAAGCAATCCCAGCAACAGACATCTACGACGACTGGCAAGAGTGGGCTCAGGCTCTGCTAGGCGCGATAAACCCTGCGGTAAATTGATATGGCAAACCCAAGTATTCGTGATGTTGCGTCAATGCTGCCTAGTGATTGGGCGACAAAAAGCGGATCACAAAGGATTGCTTGGTTCAATGAGAACAGCGTCACGCCAGATGAGCTGGCAATTGCTGGTATTCCAGATTCCGATATTGATGCCTTTTATGACATGGGGTTCAAGGGGGGAGCGACGCGTACTGCATCCGATGCGCAAGTAAATGTGCAGGAGGCTTTTGGCATTTCTGGAGTTGTGGATGTTAAGGCGCTAAACAGGGCGCTAATTCTTGGGGGCACTTTTTACTTCCCAGCAGGCACATACACTTTTAGCAGCGCTCTGAACATACCGTCTAATGTTACGCTTATAGGAGACGGTGCTGGGGAAACTGTTTTTTTGGCGGGGGAGAACTACTCTCCTGATATGCCACTTGCGCGAGTAATACACCAAAGTAGCTCTGTAAATATTAACGGAGTTACGTTTGATGGCGGCAATAATCCAAGGGGGTCGCGGGCTCTTGTTGAAATCAGAAATGTGTCTGACGTCAATTTTGCAAACAGCGGCGTTCAAAATACCCCGTATACCGGGGTTGACCTTGGTGGCTCTCAAAACGTAACCATCCAAAACTCTGTTTTTGCAAATACAGGGAACCCGCAATCTACCAAGATGGGTGGCCCCGCTATTTACGCTGGCGGTGAAGGCCAATATCAATCTAAGAACATAAACGTGGTAAATAACACGTTTAAGGACAACAACTGGTCAGCCGCCTACTTTATGCCAGATGGCGGGCAGTTTTCCAACAACACCTGTGTAAATAACGGCGAATCTACGCTGTTCATGAATCACACTGGCAAGAACGTCACGATTGCAAACAATGTGATCGACGGCTCTCGTAGGATGGATATCTCTGGCAGTGGTCTTGAGCTTGGTGGTCAGAACCTGCAGGTCTACGGCAACAAGATTTCCAACTGCGCTGCAGATGGCATTTCGCTGACGGACGTATCTAACTCCGTCATTAAAGACAACGCGATCTTTAACAACGGTCAGGAGTCGTCTTCTTATCTAGGCTTTGCGAATGCTTCTGGCATCGGCGTTCATACGACTTCAAACGTATCAAACAACGTAATCCAGGGCAATAGCATCTATGACGACCAGCAGACGCCTACGCAGCAATACGCGATTGGCGGCTGGGCTGAAAACAACTCTAGCTTTCAAAACAGCACGATCAGCGACAACTCTGTTTATGGGAACGCCAAGGGTGCGGTTCTTGAGTTGACGCCTATCTTTGGGAGCAGTGTTGCTGAAGCGCAGAAGACGCAACAGCAGGCCCCGCAACCCGTTGCGCAACAGGCGGCGCAACCTGTAGCAGAGCAGCCTGCCGCTGCGCCCTCGCCTGCGCCGTCTGCCGCGTCGGGTTCAAATCCGTTTGCCAATCTAAAGTTTGAGTCGAGGTATCAGCCTACTGGTGCTTCTGTTGAGTCAGGTAACCCAACAGAACAATACGCTGGAGAGTTCGCCACTCTTGATGGCGCAGAGGTACAGAAGACATACGATTTAGTTGGGCAAACAGAACAGGACACAGGCCAGTCTGTTTTCAGTGGGTACTCAAAATCAGTCGCTGCACCTGAATATGGACAAGGTTTTTATAGAACGGATGTTTACGATACCAACGGCAAATATGTAAGTTCCAACATTCACAACCCCGGCGAAGACAAGTATGGTCTTCGTGCTCTCTCGCAATTGGCCGTCATGGCTGTGACCATGAACCCCGCCATTGGAGCCGTTATTGGCGGGTCTATCACGACTGGTTTGGGTATTTCTGCATCTGCGGCCACTAACGCTTTCATCGGAAACACGGTAATTAACACTGTGTTGAATGGTGGAGACATTGAGTCCGCCGTTAAGTCCTCTGTTGCCTCTTGGGCTGGTGCTCAAGCAGGACAACTTGCTGGTGAGACCGCTAAGACCATGTTCAGCAATCCCGAGGGGATCAAGCTGATCAGCAATGTTGCCAATCAAGCTACAAGAGCAGTTGTTCTCGGGCAAGACGTTGAGACTGCAGCCCTAAACACGCTGGTTGCTGGTGCTGTTGACTATGGCACTGCCAAGATTCCCGGCTTCGATAGTCTTCCGGACGCGGTAAAGAGCACAATCAAGCAGTCAATCAGTGCTGCGGTTCAAGGCCAAGACATTGATGCTGGTGCGATGCTGGCTAATGCCGCCAAGGAAGGCTTGCTGGCATATGGCCTAAATCAGATCCCTCAGTTCAAGGATGCTGATGCGCGTACACAGTCGTTCATTACGACGATGCTGCGCTCGGGTATTGATGGTGGTGATCTGTCTGAGTCCGCGGTCAAATGGGCAATTGGGCAGGCCCAGCAAGAACTGCAAAAGGTCTTCAAGGCTGGCCCTGCGCTGGACGAACTGAAGAAGGCCGGGATCATTAGCGATGCCAGCTATTACGGCTTGGATGACCGTCAGAAGGAGCTTGTTGACCGTCTTTCCCAGCAGAAAGACCCGAAGGCTGCTGCTGCTCAGTACATCAACGAGCAGACGACTACCCCTGAAGAGATCCGCCAGTTCTACAAGCAGATCACTGGTAAGGACGCAACGGATGCTGATGCGGAGCTTCTGTCCACCTTTACAGGTATGGATGAGGCTACAGCGAAGGTGGGCCTAGACAACCAGATCAGGGCCAACATTGCTGTTGATGAGATGCGGTTTGATGAGTTGAACAGGGTGTTCAACGATCCGCAGATGACGGATCAAGATCTCATCAACGTGATGAAGGAGTACAACATTACTCCTGCGTTTGTTGAGAAGATCACGGGCCAGAAGTACGACGACATCGTTCGGCAGATGGACGCCCGCTTCATGTCTGAGGATGAAGTGGTTGATGCGTTTAAGAGCGCACGGGAAGCTGCAGGACTTGAGCCTAGAGATCCGACGCCTGATGAGATCAGGCGGTACACGGGGCTCAACGCAGGGGCTGTTGCGCAGATTCAGGCGGATACAGATAGAGAAGCCACCACGTTTGATGGCAGCACCTTCGGCAGCATGAAGTCTGCTATGGAGGCCGCTAAGGCTCAGGGCTACAACAACTTCATTGGGCCTGATGGCAAGACCCACATGGTGTCTTCGCCTGTTGTGGCGATCCAGGCTGGGGCTTTTGACGGGACTACGTTCGGTTCTGTAAAGGCGGCAAGTGATGCCGCTAGAGAGGCCGGGAAGACGACCTTTGTCGGGCCTGACGAGCAGCACTACATGGTTCTAGATCCTGCCCAAGAAGGCGCGATCAAAGACGAGATTAAGCAGACTAAGACGTTTGGGCAGGCGTTTGCTGATGCGCGGGCAAAACTTGGCCCAGGCAGAACGTTTGAGTGGACGAACCCTGAGACTGGACAGACGAAGACCTACAACACCTACACCGCTACGGAACTGTACGACGGCTCCCGTGCGGGATCTAAGACTGATGCTGCCATCCTTGCCCACCAGAACGGCAAGACGATGTTCCAGTACGACGGAAAGATTTACAACATCCCTGCTGGCTCACTGGATAACGTAGGCAATCAAAACCGTGCAGAAGCTAGGCGTTTGGTTGAGGCTAATGCAACGGCTATCAGCAACGAGCAAGCCGCGGCTCTTGAGAAGAAGCTGCAGACCAAGAAGCTGGGTGACTTGGATGGTGTTTCTGGGGCCGTAGCTAATCTGTTTGGCTTGTCCTTGCAAGGCTTGGGAGAACAAGTCCGCTACTTTGCGACTGCCGGCGCTGCTGCTACTGGCGGGAACATCAACAACTATTACGACCGAGTTGGCGCTGCAATGGTGCAACTTGGTGAGTCGTTGACGTCTAGGTCATTGGATCAACAAAAGTCCTCCGCTGAAGCGGGGATGCGTGATATTGCCAAGGCAGACTTCAAAGATCAACCTTTGATGTTTGCAAAACTTGCAAGAGACAATTTTGGTTGGTGGCTGTCAGAAAACGGCAAAGAGATTGTTCAGGAGTTTGCTCCGTATGCTACGGCTATTGGAGTCGGTACTATCGCTGCGACAGGTGGAGCATCTGCCCCAGTAGTTGCTACTCTGGCCGCAGGTTCATCCGCAATTGTTGATGGGCTTGAAGCATTTGGGTCAGGTGTAAAAGAAGCATACGAAACCCTCAGGAAGCAGGGCGTACCAGAAGAGTACGCAAGATCACAGGCCATAAAGAATGGTTTGATGCACGCGCTAGTTGTTACGCCAGTTGAGTTTCTTGCAGACAAACTGACTCTTGGCGCTTTGACCTCTAGCCTGACAGGCGGCATCAAAGCCTACATGGCGAAGAACCTGCAGGCCACAGTTGCGCAGACGGTAGGTGAATGGATAGAAACTGTTGGTCAAGGGCTTTCTACGAAGATCACCACCCTTGACCGGGCGATGACCGTAGATGACCTCAAGCAAATCAATGTTGAATCTATATTTGCAATGTCTCTTGGAGGCGGTACTACTGCGTCTATTCTTGCTGGTGGCGCTGTTGTTGATTCTGCGGTAGTCGCAAAGGACAAGCTGGGTCAGAACGTCACTCTGCAAGAACTGTTGAGTGGTACGCGAGATGTTGATCTCAACACTCTGAACCCGAACGCCGTAATTGGACAAAACGCACAAGGCCAGAACGTTACTCTTGGGTCGCTGTCCGCTGTAGCGATTGATCAGGGCTTCACGCCTGCAACGCTAAACGAGTCGTTGCCTAGTTCGTTCACAACGGACAACAACATTGTTCTGAGCCGCGATGCGCTGGGTAATGACATCACTTTGGGAGATGTGTTCTCGGGTCAGACTCCTGCGGAGCAAGCCCGTACAGTCATTCAAGATTATGTTGGCCTGGGACTGACTGCCAAGACTCCGACAAACCGTGTAGTTGCTGTCAATCCTGATGGGACCGTAACCGTTGCTGATCAAACAGGCAACTCAACAACTGTACGAGCTGAGACAGACCTAAAAGTAGGCGATTCAGTCAATGTTGATCCCAATCGTGGGACGGTGTCCCTTGCGACTTCTCAGGTTGTTTCTGTTGATAGCGCCAACAACACTGCGACTGTTAAGAGTGAAGATGGCGCCACCAGGGTGGTCTCAACAACTGGTGACGTCAAGGTTGGCGACACAGTAAACACCAACCAAGTCAGCAACACCGCAACGGTTGCTTCTACTGCAGGGGCAACGACAGGTACTGCTGGAGCTACTACTGGGTCTACTGTAGGTACGGTTGTTGACACTGCAGGCAGCGGAACTGTTGTTGACACTACAGGCGCCACTACGGGTGCTACTGCAGGTGCTACTACAGGTGCTACTGCTGGGGCCACCTCTGGTGCGGCAACTGACACTACAGGTGCTACTGTAGGAACTGTTGTTGACGCGGTAGCTGACACTGCAGGTGCCACTAATGGCGCTACTACTGGCGCTACTGCTGACGCGGCAGGATCTGACACTACAAGTGGTGCGGACATAACGGCTGGCGTTACTGCTGATAGCGCAGCGTCCGACACAACGCAGAACACTGGGACAGTAATTGCTGTAACCGACAGTGGCGATAAGGCTGTTGTTGAGCTTTCAGATGGAACTACGGCTGTCGTTGGTACGCCTGGGGGCGTGAATCCGGGAGACTCTGTAACTGTTGACCAGACTACCAACACTGCCAGCATTACTGGAGGTGGCAATACTGCTGTTACAGACGCGGTGGTGCAGAGCGTCAACACAACTAACGGCACGGCCACGGTTGTGACGGCTGATGGCACCAAGACTATCGTTGATACGGGTGGTACGAGTGTTGCGCCTGGGGCTATTGTTAACGTCAACACCAGCACGGCGACTGTTGTTCCTACTGCGGCCCCAGGGCCTATTGATTCACAAGCTGTAGCAGCACCCGGTCAATATGTAGCGCCTGCTGCTGCTCCGGCGCCTGTATACCCAGTCAATCCTAGAGTTACATCGCAAGCTGATCTGAATGCGTATGTTATCAATCGGTACAAGTCTGGCGATACTCCGTCAGATATCTTGATGGATCTCTATTCATTTGGATACACAAGAGACGGCATTGGGCCTACTGGGGCTATGCAGGCGCTGACAAACTCAGTCGCCGTTGCTGAAGAGGTCGGTGTTCAGCCTGGAGTGACGAGTGTTGCTGATCTTGGAAGCTACGTTATTGGTCAACTGTCTGCGGGCAAGACGCTGGATCAGGTTAAGTCAGGCCTTACGTCTCTTGGGTACGCGGCTGATTCAACAGATGTGACTCGGGCGATTGATGTTGCCAAGGCTAAACGTCCAGACTTCTTCCCGCAGGCTCCAACGCAAAGTGTGGCCGCACCTCAAGTACCGACACAGCAATACAAGGTCTTGAGCATCTTCCCTGACGAAGGTTTCGCTGTTGCGATGAACTCAAGGGATCAGTCCAGTGTTGCCATGAGGTATGAGCCTGGAGTTCAGGCGGGTACGGTTGTGCAGTTGCGCCCGCAAGACATTGGTATTCGTGATCCTTTGACGGGTGAGTTGAAGTTTGGGGCTACAACTGGAAGCCTTGCGGTTGTTATCTCCCGCAACGGAAACGGCACATATAACGTACAAGATTCCTCTGGGAAGATTTACGCAGTAGCCGCACCTGCGGGTACTGCAATAGATAGCATCATTGAGGTTGATCCTGTTGCCAAAACAGTTGTTACGGCTGCGGCACCAACTCCTGCGCCTGCTCCTGCTCCGACACCTGCTCCAGCACCTGCAACAATTGCTCTAGACCCGAATAAGACGTCCATCGCTCAACTTAATCAGTACATTGATCAGGCCTTGGCTTCTGGAAAGTCATTCGATCAAGTGGCTAATGCAATGCAAGCTGCTGGATACAGCAGTGCCTACATTGACCAGAAGCGTCAAGATGCCAAGGACGGAACGGCCACGGACGAAACAGATTGGGCCTTGTTTTTTAAGCAGAGAGAAGATCAAGCAAGACGGGAGGAAGAACTAAGACTGAATCCGCCTGCAGCGCCTACTCAGATTTCTGGTTGGGTGCTTAGTGTTGATGCTGAAAACGCTGTAATTCAAGACGGATTTGGGAATAGAACGCTTGTCACTGCATTCCCTGGGATGAAGGTCGGCGGTCAATATACGATTAACCTTCAGAATCAAACGATGACCAACCCGTATACGGGGGAGGTTACGTCTCTGACAGGCCCAGCTCCAACTGGTCGGATTGAGGGAAAGATCGTAGATGTAGGCCAGTACGGAGACACCGCAACGGTTGCGTTAGCAAACGGCAGTGTCGTACAAGTAGCTGCAGGTAATCCTGGGGAAAGTTTCACTTTCGGAGAATCAGTTACGGTTGATACGCAGGCGGGAACCAGATTGGCGCCTGCGTATAAGGTCACTACCAACCAAGCCACCGTAGTCGCAACAAACGAAACTGGCACCAAGGCGATTGTGGAGTCCCAAGACGGGACCACTGCAATTGTTGACGCGCCTTTTGGTGTCACGACTGGTGATACGGTAGCTGTAGACCCTGCGACCAATACTGCGGTCTTGACTACTGAGCCAACCCCTGTAGAGACAATTACTGAGCCAGTTACCACGCCATCCGTTGAGCCAACTACTGAGCCGACTGTTGAGCCTTCAACTGTTGTTGCAGTCAATAACGACAACACTTTGGCGGTTGTTCAGTCTCCTACTGGAGAGACTTCGGTTGTTCAAACATCTCCTGACATCAATGTCGGAGACAGCGTAACTGTTGATCCTGTAACCAACACTGCCACGAAGGCAGATGCTGTTGTCAATACAGTTGCCGATACAGCTATTGATTTGACTACAGACAATCAAGCAATCGTAGTCGCAACAAACGACACCGGCACAAAGGCGATTGTGGAGTCTCCAGATGGGACTACGGCAATTGTTGACACGCCTTCTGGTGTTACGACTGGAGACTCAGTAACTGTTGACTCAACAAACAACACAGCCACCACAGTTGAAGACACAACTGTGACTGATGCAGCTACACAAACAGATACCACTCAAACTGCAGTAGTTGTTGCTGTCAATGACGATGGCACAAAAGCTGTTGTTGAGACAAACGACGGCAATGTAAAAGTTGTTGAAACGGTTGACCCTGTTAATACAGGAGATACGGTTTCGGTTGATCCAACAACCAATACGGCGACCAAGACAGATGTTGCTGTTGATGGCAATCAGGTTGTTAACACCGACACTGGCGTTGCGGTAGACACTGCCACTGGTGTGGCTACAAATCCAAATACGGGCATTGAGGTAGACACGAACACTGGTGTAGTGGTCAATCCAGATGCGAACACTGCTGTTGATACCAGTGCGAACACCGCAACAACGGTTAATCCAGACACAAACACTCAGACAAATGTTGACACCAGCACTGGCACGACGACTACCGTTGATGCCGCCACTGGCACAGAGACTGTGGTTGACCCGACAACAAACACTCAGACAACCGTTGATCCAAACGCAAATACTCAGACGGCAACTGACGTAACGACGGGGACAACCACAACGGTTGATGCGAACACTGGCACTCAAACGACTGTTGACCCAACAACCAATACGCAAACAACAACAGACCCGAATGCCAACACGCAGACGAGTGTTGACAACAACACTGGGGTGACTACGACTGTTGATGCAAATACAGGCACACAGACCGCAGTTGATGCAGCGACAAACACTCAGACAACCGTTGACCCAAATGCGGGCGTACAAACGACGGTTGATCCAAATGCCAACACTCAGACCGTCACAGACACGGCTAGTGGCATAACAACAACAGTTGATGCAAACACAGGAACACAGACAACTGTTGATCCAACCAGCAATACACAGACAGCGGTTGACCTGACAACCAACACTCAAACATCGACTGATGCAGGCACAAAAACAAACATAGATGAGCCTGAAATTCCTCCTGCAGATCCTCGTATCGCCCAATTGCAAGAGCGAATTGATCAATTAGTCCAGGCGGGTCTTGATGAGACGGCAGCCACAAATGCTGCAATGTCTGAGTTGACTGGTCAGTTGGCTACTCTGACGCAAGCACAAACAGCACAAGAACTGGCTGCGGCAAAGGCGGCAGAAGAAGCTGCAAGAAAAAAACGGATGCAAAGTGGCTTGCAGATGTTGGCGCCTGCTGCTGGTAAGCCTGCTGATGTTTTGCCTACTGTGTCTCCATTACAAACATCGGGCGCCGCAAAGTTCATCAGCCCCCTTGCCGCGTTCTTGTCTCAAGTTGAGAGGAACGACTACACCCCAACTCCAAGGCAGCAACAACCTATGACTCCAAGCCAACCGATGGAACAACCCGACCGCTACGCATACGGCAAAGAGCAGAGCATTGACGAACTGCTTGATCCGTATGGAGAGAGGAAGTCTGAAGAAGCTCCAGCATTCAAGGCGGGTGGTCTAGCTACTCCGCTGTTTGCGATGGGTACTCGATATGGCCAGTATGCAAAGGGTGGTTTGAACGTAGTTCACCACTCCGGTAAGGCTCGAGTTGACTTCCGTCGAGGGGATGCTGTGACAGGGCCGGGAGACGGGCAGTCTGACGACATTCCTGCGATGCTGGCCGATGGTGAATTCGTCTTTCCCGCGGACGTAGTTGCTGCGCTAGGAAATGGCTCAACGAAGGCTGGATCAGATAAACTCTACGACATGATGCACTCCATCCGTGCTCACGCGAGGTCGTCTGGTCCGAAGGATCTCCCACCGCCTGCCAAGTCTCCTCTTGAGTATCTCAAGAAGACCAGCAAGCAAAAGTCAGCTAGGGGTTAAACATGAGTATCACCCAAGGCGCTCCGCTGCCGGATATCACCAAGACGACGACGACGACTCAGACGGCGCCGGACTACTACACCAACTACCTGACGCAACTGTCCAACACGGGGCAGGATGCTCTAAAGAGAACTGCAGCAGAAGGCATTGCGGCGTATGACCCTCTGCAAACGCAGGGGTATGGCGCTCTTACTACCGCTGCTGACGCCTACAAGCCTGGGCTAACTGCTGCGGGTCAGACTGCTGCTGCCGCAGCAAGTGGCATCACTCCTGACCGCATCAATGCTCTGATGAATCCGTACACCACGAACGTGGTGGATGAGATGGCGAGGTTGAGCCAGCAGAACCTGCAGCGCAATCTTCTTCCCTCTCTGAAGGCTGGATTTGTAGGTTCTGGTGGTCTTGGAAGCCAGCGCTACGCGGGGGCTCTAGGACAGTCTCTAGCAGACGTTCAATCTAATCTGACGGGTCAGCAGTACGGTGCTCTGTCTAAGGGATATGAGGGCGCTCTGAAGGCCGCTATTGATGAGATGACGGGCCAGACTGCTGCATCAAGGGCGCAGGCTGAGATTGCTGGCAAGGAGCAAGAACTCGGATTGACGGGTGCTCAAGCTCTGACCAAGGCAGGTGCTGAACGTCAGAAGTACGAGCAAAGCAAACTTGACTTCCCGCTGAATCAGGCGACCAACGTGTCTGGGTTGTTGCGTGGCTATCAAGTGCCCCTTACCAGCGAACAGAAGTTTGTTGGTCCGGAGGCTGGTGCATATCAACAGTCTCCGCTTGCGACCGCTACTGGATTGCTTGGGGTCTTGGGGTCTGCTGCTGCAGGTACTGCTGGTGATCGACTGAAGTCGCTGTGGGAGAAAGTGTTTGCAGGTACTGCCACTCCGCAAGACACGGCTTCGCTGTACACGTTGTATCAAGTACCAACTCCTGCTGACGAAGATCGTGGGCCTGGGGATTAACAGGAGTCAAACATGGCTGTTGACACACTTGAAGAGTATCAGCGCAAGTACCAAGAGGCTCTTGATCGGGTAACTCAGTCTTTGGACGCAAGAAAGAACAGGCTGTTTGATCCGGTTCTGCTTGCGATGGCAGAAGGCTTCTTGGCTCCTACCCGCACGGGTTCTTTTGGAGAGGCCCTAGGAAACGCTGCTGGAAAGCTGCGAGGCGCTGAAGAAGCAGAGTTCAAGCGAGAGCAGGAACTTGCCCAGGCTCAGTTAGGCGTAGCCCAGCAGGGCATGCAGCTTGAGCAACAGAGGGCTCGTCAGCGCTTCCTAATGGGTCAAATGGAGCCTGGGGCAGCGCCTCCGCAACCTGGGTCACAAACTCCGGGACAGCCACAACCTGCAGGGCAGCCTGGAGCACAACCGCCGACTCCTATGGCCGCACCGGCTGGGGCACCTCCTGCACAAGCGGCGGTAGCTCAACAGCCTCCGGGAACTGAAGGCATCAAGGGTGAGCCTTTCATGCCGCCCAACCCCAATGTCGCCAACAGTGTGAACCTCCTGCGGGCGGCAATGATGGACCCGAGTAAGGGCATTGTTGACATTACCGAGAAGCTGGGGGAGCTTCAACGCAAGCGGTATCAGGAGACTCCTGAAGGCATGGTGGACTTGGCTACTGGTTTGCTGTATCGAACCAAGAGACCAGACATTACGCCGGTAGCAATTCAACTGCGGACTATCAAAGGCCTTGAAGGTCAAACTCTCAATGTCCCTATGACTAGGGCAAGAGAACACGATGATGCCTTAAGGGAAGCCATGAGCGGCAACCCCGCAAGGCTTAGAGAGATTGAGAAGTCTTTGGTCTCGTCCTTTGCAGAGCAGCCCGCGGCTCCTTCGCAGGGAGCACCAAGTGGCCCTGGCAGAGTCTTGACTGCTCAAGAACTTGAATCGTCTGCCGCAGAGGAAAAAGAAACTGCAGTAGGACGCGCTAGGACTGCTGTTGAGAGAGAAAAGCAGGTAACAACAAATACGGCTGCTGCACGATCAATGCTGTTTAACGCCAATCGAGTTCAACAGCTTGTGAGTGAGAGCCCGCAGGGCTTTGGCATGTTCTCTCGCCCAGGTATCGCCTCTGCGTTCGGCAACCTGATCAACGAAGGCATCAAGGCAGGCACAACCAGTGTAAATCTTGGCGGGTTTGAGAACAGTGTTCGGCAGCTTATGCCCAACATAAGCCAAAAAGACTTGGATAATGTTTCTAAGACTGCTGGCACGTTGGCTGAAATGGAGCTTGCCTACACGATCTTGTACATGCAGAAGCAAGGCGCGATTACTGAGGGCGAGAGAGCAATTGTTCGCAATATCGGAGGAAACATAAGTCAAAGCCCAGGCGTATTGATGCAAAAGGCAAAGCTGATTGCGATGCGTGCGCAGCATGACATCAACATCGGTGAAGCATGGAGCCGATACCAAGAGCAGAACCCGAGAGCGAACTACAACCAGTTTGAGCGGTCGCCAACATACAAGAGCCTGATAAGCAACTACGACCAAGACCTTGCTAAGGCATTTTCTGTCAATCCTCCTGCACAACAGCCTGGGGCTACTCCATCCGGTAAGCCCAGATTCACTATTCGTCCAGTAGGGGGTCAATGATGGCTGAAATTCAGCAGTACGAGGCGGAAGCCACTGACGGCAGTGGGATGATCATCAGGTTCACCGCCCCCAAGGATGCGACTCCAGAGCAACTAAACATAATTGCAGAGCGTCTATTTGAGATGGAGCGCAAGGCCAAGCAACCAGGGACTCCGCCTGCGCGAGAACCGGGTGCTGCTCCTCAAGCTGCGCCACCACAGACTGCTCCTATGGAGCCCCCTGAGATTCCAGCCCCGGTTAGTGGCATGCCGGACATGGGCGATTTAGAGGAAAGGATGAATCAAGCTCAGAAGGAGCAAGATGTCCGGATGGGTCAGATCATCGGTGGCGGTGCTGGCCTTGCTCTGGGAACGGGTAAGGCTGGCCTTGACGTAAGTCGCTCTGCTCTTCAAGGAATCGGGCGCAACATTGCACAAGGCGCAGCAACTGCTCAAGGCCCTCAAGGAGGGACCAGTGGAGAGAAGTGGGCTCGTAACTGGGCAGGGCAGGAACGCCCAGGCATAGGTGGTGTACCCCAAGCATCTGCTGCATATCAGCGATCCAAGGGGCAGGGCAAGGTCTCGGAACGTCTAAGCAAGATGTATGGGCCAGCAGGACCAAATGAGCCTAAAGCGTTGGTGGATCGCCTTATAGCGCGTGGTACTCCTCCATCGGGTCTTGAGAGGGTCAGCGCCATATTCCAATCAATGATCGGTCCTGCATCTTTGGGTGCGAGATATGCACTGCCTCCTCTGGCGCTTGCTGCTGCTGGTGGAGAAGGCATTCGTGCCAAGCAGATGTACGAAGAGGGCGACACGACTGGTGCGACTCTTGCTGGTCTTTCTGCTCTTGGTGCTGTCGGTTCGCTGACGCCGCTTGCACCTATTGCGGCTCCTATTGGTATGGGTGCTGGGGCTATGCAGTACATGCGCAGCCGACTAGAGCCCGACCAGAAGGAACTGTCTTACGAAGAAATGGCGGAAGCATCTCAGCCATCATTTGCTACCCCTGCAGGAAGGCAAGCAGTGATGCGCAGGATGCCCCGCCCGTAAAGAATTCAGGCAAGTCTCCCGCCTGGATTACCGCAGTTGCCAATTAAGCGGTATGTTCCCCCCACCCTTTAACCGGGGTGGGGGTTTTTTATGGTCGCTGATTCGCCAGTGCTTTGGCGACTTCCTTATTCATGTGAGACACGATCTCTACGCAACGAGCATGTTCCTCTTTTGCGTGTTCGATCTTGCAGACTGCCTCGATCTTGCGGGCGAAATCTAGGATGTCTACTTCTCCTACAGGACCCTTGGGGTTCAAAGAGTCTGTGTAGAAGTAGATTTGCTTGATCAGGTCGTCACTCAATGTCATTGCGAATCTTCCAGAGTTCCCAGTTGAGGATGGTGTTTTTAACCATTGCCCGTTGAGAAATCGACCTGTAATGGTTGTTCTCGCTAGTGATGAACTCGTTGATGGACTCCTCTCGGGCCAACATGAACTCATGCCTATGAGCTTGTTCGGCTGACTCAAATAGCTTGCCGTCTGCAGTCAGGTATGCGGATATTGCTTTCACTTGTAGTCACTCCTTAGTTGCCAGAATTCCAAGAGCTTGCAGAACATTGCAAAGCCCCTCGTCAAATCTTCCTGCGTCCAATGACGCATCGTTACCAAGCCTGGGACGGACCTAGACACAAAGATGTTTGCACATCTTGCTTCAGGCATGCCAAGACCTACCCTGTATGCCGCCAGTTGCATCAGATGGTCATCGTAAGCATCCACCTTCGCAGGATCAGTGAAGTCTTTGGTCTTCACATCAACCACGATGTTGTCGGCATGAAGGTCAACTTTCCCGCCGTACCCAAGTTCGTGGGCAAAGGATCTCTCGGCAACCCACTCCTGGGGGCCGTAGAAGCCCTCTAGAGCCTCTTTACAGGCGATGACATGGGGTTCATGCCTGCCATATCCCTGACCCTCGTAGAAGCCCTGTATCGAGGCGTGGATGTCAGTGCCTGCATCTGCTGCAGCTTTGCCTTGGGCTTTGGAGTCCTCGAGGATTCGCTCGATGTAGTCGTCTTCTGACTCGTTGTCGATCTTCGGAAGCGTCAGCGCAGCAAGGAGAACCTGAGTCTGCAACCACTTCGTCAGAGCAGGCTTTGCGGCCACGTTCAGGATCGTAGTGACACTTGGGACGAGGTTGAACTCCCTAGCGTCTCTGAGCGTGGTGTTGCGGATCTTCCCGTTCTTCCCAAGGATTGTGTAGGTGGGTTCTCCGTTTCTGGAGTACCAGTGTCCTGCGTCTGATGGTCGTTCTTTAGCTGTCAGCATTCTTGATCTCCATGAAGTCTCCATTAGGGCAAGGCCCGTGACCTGTCCACGGTCCTATCCACGTTTGCCATCCCGGATGCGCAGGATTTATGTGCACGTTTCGTCCACATCTTTTGCACTGGTCGAGCAAAGGATTGCTCTCGCAGCGCGCAAAGTCTTGCGGCTTGTACTTGTAGATGTTGCTGCTGATCATGGTTGCCCTCTGATCGCCTCGTTAATCTCTCTGGCGTTGTTGTCACTGATGCACAAGCCAGTCACGATGCGGCAAGCACGTTCGCGCTCGGCAGCGGCGACAAGGGCGGCGAAGCGTTCATCACTGACCGCGTGGAAGTCGGGGTGATATTCGCCCACGCATTGCAGATGGTCTTCTGCCCACTGATCGCACAATTCGCGTAGTCGGATGATGTCGTCGCGAGTCATGCGTTGCGCTCCTTCAGCGCGGCCTTGTCGCACCACGCCACCGGCTGCTCCGGCTGCTCCAGCGCGGCGCTGCGTGCTTCCTCATACTCCTGCCGCTGTTTGTCGCGCTCCGGCGTTTCCGTAACCAACTTGCGCTGTAAAACCCAGTTGGCCCTGCGCTCCTCAATCCACACCCGGTCTTTGTCGTACTGCTCCAGCGCGGCCTTGAGGGCGGCGATGGCTTTGCCGTGGACCGTAATCGCGGGTGTGCCAGCGTAGGCCAATTCCAACGCCTCCAGCGCCTGCTGGGCGGCTTCGCGTAGGCTCATACATCCTCCTTTAGCCCTCTCCAGGGCAGGTCTTGGAACCTTGATGGGACTTTGCTGAGAAGTGCCCCGCCGATGGTGAGTGAACCAAAGCACCATTCAGCACCACTCCAGTAGGAGTAGCCAAAGTTTCCACAGTGGTCACGTTCGTAGACACCGATCCGCACGGGGTTCTCTCCCCCATCAAACCATGGGGTTTTCAAACGAAGTACCCCACAAGAGCAGCAATCGCGCCGACCACGGCGAAGATCACCAAAAATCCGATGGCAAACTTGGCGGTCTCCTCCAACATCATTTCCAGGCTGTAGAAGTCTGGCTCTTCTTGCCCAATTTCTGTTGCCGCTTCCGCCGCTTCTGGATGGTCGTTCATGCTCCCTCCCCCGCCAGAGTGGCCTTCAGACGTTCAATTCTGGTCTGGTGGTACGTCACCATTGCCTCTGCGTATTCGCGTGCGCTATGAGCCTCTAGAAGCGCTCGGCGGGCATGGTCATATTCCTGAGCGGCCAGCACTTCCGCAGAGGGCGGCTGGAACAACACCTTGATCTTCTCCCAGGCGTTCATTTGTCCTCCTTCACAAATACGCCGTTGGGCATCATGGTGCCCTTGCGGTCTTTGATCTCGTTGTAGGCCGATTCAAGGCAGTCAACAAGATTCAGGTCTTGCAGAGCGCAGTAGTTAATGAGGCAAACCATTACGTCACCAACACCATCTGCAATCTTTTCCAGATCCTTCTTGAGGGTTGCGTCCGCAAGTTCCCCGAGTTCGGATACGGCCTTGAGGAGTTGTGCCTCCGGGGTGCTGTTAGGGATGATGCCTCTTTGCTCGGCCCATCGAACAATCTCAAGCTCAAGATAGTTAAAACTGCTCATGCGGTTCTCCTGTTTATCGTTTGTTCGTAAAAGTCAATCTGCGATGCGCGTTGTAGTTTTCCGTCCCGCAGCCTATGTCGTATGCCGCTAATGCCGACATTAAGAATAGCTGTGGCCTGTGTGGCGGTGACTATTCCATCATCGGTATACACATACACAGTTGTTCTTTTGTTGTTTTGTTGAGTTTTCTGATCGGCCCATCTGCAATTGGCTTTTGAGTAGCCAATGTTGTTGTTGATTCGATCAAGAGAGCATCCATCGGGACGTTCTCCCATGTCGCGCAAAAAGATTTCAAAGTCATGCCATTCCTGGCATACGCCTATGTTTCTTTCGGGGTAAGACTCATGCCCACCCTTGCCCAAAGACCGTTGCAGCATGCTGTGCCAGCTACGATATGTGGGCGTTCCTGCGTAGCCGTGCTTGGTTATCTTTTCAACTCTTTTGGCAACAGCGTTGCACCCGCAAGAGGTGCTTGCGCCGCTAGACAAGCTGCGGAACAAGACTTCTTTTGTTACTCCACAATCGCAGGCGCAGTTCCAGTAAAAGACGCCATATTTTTGTTTCTTGGCAAGCGAAATTACTGTCCATTTACCAAAGCGAAGGCCTGAACGGTCAATGAGTTTAGCTGGCATGAGTTATTACCTCAATCAAAGCTGTAGTAACTCAGAAAGGGATTTCCGATTCCATGTCAGCCAAGAACTCAGCGTTCTGCTGTTTCTGGTATTGCTCTGCAGCAGACCCCTTAGCCTTCCACTCAGGACTGGCTTCGATCTTGGCTTTCAAGTTGTTGGAGAAGGTGTCAAACAAAGCCATGTCAGGGTTGTCAAGGTCAAAGGTAGTCAGAGGGTTGACGCCTTCAGGAAGACCTGCCTTACGCAGCGCGGAGGGCACAGGGTTAACGTTGGAGACATTGGCGTAGACCTTTCCATCGTTGCCCTCGGCGTGGATGACAGTCAACATGCACCACGCTCCCAGAACGTTCTTCAACTGAAAGCCCCGCAGTTCGTCTGCGGTGAAGTCACGGCCACGCCAAGCCTTCAGATCCGCCCTCAGACGAGACATCTCACCCAAGCTCATCGTGTAGTTCTTAGAGATGCTCATCGGCTCGTTGCGGTCGGTGACCAGAGCCTTGCCTTGTTCGTCTTCCCCGTGAACTTCCCACAAGATCATGATCTTGTAAGACTTCTTTTGCTGGCCTTGCCACTCGGTGGATTGAGTTCCCAAGTCAATGATGCGGTAGCACCGGGCAAGGTGCATGCCCGCAGGTACGGGTGTGAACTTAGATTCGCTCGAGGCTTTTGCTGTGAGTCCCATGATGTTTCCTTAAAGTCCAAGTTGTCTACGGATCAGCTTCCAGTCTTGCGCTGTAGCTTCACCAGCTTCTGCCCGATCAAGTGCTTCGGACAGTCTCTTCAGGAGGTCTTGAATCATTTCGCTGATTTCATCGTCTAACGTCATTGCTTCGCTCCATCAAAGTGACGAGATCATAGTGCGTTTAACGAAACAATACAATACCCTTTACAACACTCAGACACTTGTGTAAGATCACATCAAACTTTGGAGGATCTATGCACCTGCGCGAATGGTTGAAGTCTCAAGGCCGAGGGTCTCAGCAGAAGCTGGCCCAGAAGATCGGCGTGAGTGAGACTTGGATGTCTTTGCTGGTGAACAACAGAGTGCCTTGTTCCCCGGCTCTGGCTACTGCGATCCATCAAGTCACTGAAGGTGCGGTGGACCGGATGGAGTTGCGTCCTGACATCTTTGGTGCCCCATGAACTGGTACAAGTTTGATTTCAAGGCATACCAGTTGGAGACCTACGGTCTGCCCGATGCCGAAGACCTTGCCTACCGCAGGCTGATGGACCGGTACTACGAGCGAGAAGGGCCGATCCCCAACAACACAGATGATCTTTGCAGCTCAATCGGGCTTGATTGGGACTGCATCATCCCTGTCCTGATCAAGTTCTTCTTGCTGAACGAGCACGATCAGTGGGTCCATGTTGAGTGGCAGTTCGACATTGAGAAGCGACACGAACGGTTGCTCAAGGCGGCAGCCGCAGGCAAGATGGGCGGCAGGGGCAACAAAAAAGGCTTGCGCCAGCCAGCAGAAGTCAGTTAAAGTGTTGCGAAACCCGGCTAGGTCTGGCTGATCCCCTGACCGAAAAGCGTCACACCTCCGCCTGCCGTTGGTTTCCTTCAGAGGTGTCGTTAGAGGTGTTCATGCATTACTACCAGTTCCATGTCGGGGACTACCTGTCCTCAACCAGCCATCTTTCCAACGAGGAAGACTTGGCATATCGACGTCTGCTCGATATGTACTACACCTCTGAGAAGCCAATACCGCTCGATACCCAATGGGTTTCCAGACGGTTGCGAGTGGCAACCGAGACGGTTGAATCCGTACTGCGAGACTTCTTCGTTCGCACGGAAGAGGGCTACTCAAAGGACCGCTGCCAGCAAGAGATCGAGAGATTTCGTCAGTTAGCTGAAAGAAACAAGCGAAACGGCAGTCTGGGAGGCAGGCCAAAGAACCCAATGGGTTCCCAATCGGATACCAGTGGCATCCCAGAAGAACCCAGTCGTAACCCTAACCATGAACCAATAACCAAGAACCAAGAACCAATAGATATAGAACCTAAAGGTTCTTTGTCGGGAAGTGCCTTCCCTCCCTGCCCGCAAAGAGAGATTCTTTGGCTTTGGAAGGAGAAGCTCCCTCATCTTGCCCAGCCCAGAATCTGGGAGGGCTCCAGGGCTGCTGCCTTGAGGCAGCGCTGGGTGCAGGCTTCTAAGCCTTCCGCCTTCAACAAAGATGGCTATGCCACGCAAGACGCTGGCTTGGAGTGGTGGGGTTCGTTCTTTGACTACATCGCCAAAGACACGAAGTTGTCGAACGGCTTTGAGAGTCAAGGCCGTGTCTGGAAGCCAGACTTGGAGTGGGTGGTGAACGCCACGAATTTTCAAAAGATCATTGATGGGAAGTACGACCAATGAGCTACGTCAAGCGTGAAACTGAAGGCACCTATACCGCCTACACCTGCAAGTTCTGCAACAACCCTGCCACGGCTGAAGCTCTCTCTACCTTGGGTGCGAGATGCTCAAGGTGCTACGAGGTCTACTGCAAAGACATCTGGCCCGCGATGAAGTTTCCTGCAGGGCTTATTCCGCAGACTCACCTTGCCTGGGCGCACAAGCTGAAGCACCGCCACGATTGCGGTGAGAAGCTGACCGGCATCCAGATCGAGAAGTTTAAGATCGCGTTGAGGTTGGAATGAACTGCATGGGTGGCTGGTGCCTGAAGAGGCAGAACTGCGTGTACTACTGGCAGGAGAGCGAGATGACCATGGAGAGGCTTTGTGAGCCAGACAACACCGACGCCTACCAACGAGTCACAGTTAACTTTCCAGCATCAGTGCCTCGTAAGGTGGCTTATTCAGTACCGATTAAGGGACAGGCAGGCATCTCACGATTGGCTGGAGCGATTCAAGAAGCTGCATCCGACATCTACGCTTGAGCGTGACACGAAGAAGCAGTGGTCATTAGGCAACAAAGGAAGAAAAGGAGAGTGGTATGAGTGATCCATTCAAGATTGATGGTCCCACTTGCATTTCATTTTCTGGAGGCAGGACCAGCGCCTACATGCTGTGGCGTGTGCTTCAGAGTAACGATGGTTTGCCGGAAGAGGCTAAGGTCTGTTTTGCGAATACGGGGAAAGAAGATGAGGCAACGCTGAGGTTTGTAGACCGTTGCAGCAAAGAGTGGGGCGTTCCGATTACCTGGGTGGAGTACGTTGATGCGGAAGAAACCAAAGATCGCTTCCGTGTTGTCACGTTTGAAACCGCCAGCAGGGATGGTGAACCCTTTGAAGCAATCATCCGCAAGCGCAACTACCTACCTAACCCTGTCAGCCGCTTCTGCACGGTGGAGATGAAGGTCCGCGCAATCCACCGTTATCTGAAAAGCATCGGTTGGACTGAGTGGGATTTAATGCTTGGCATCCGGGCAGACGAACAGCGCCGACTGGCGAAGATTGGCAATCAAGATTACGGCAAGCATGAAGAGAAAGTTGCGCCTCTTGGTAAGGTTGGCATAACCAAAGAAATGGTTGGCGAGTTTTGGGCAGCGCAGTCTTTTGATCTTGAACTACCAAACATTAGCGGTGTCACTTATCACGGCAACTGTGATCTCTGTTACTTAAAAGGTGCAGCGCAGATACAAAGCCTGATAGCGGAGAAGCCTGAGCGTGCGGTGTGGTGGATCAAGATGGAGGCCCTGGCCCTGGCCTCTGCGCCTTCTGGCGCTAAGTTTTGGACTGACCGCCCTTCTTACGCAGCGATGCTGAAGTTCGCCCAAGAGCAGAGAGATATGTTTGATCAGGACGAAGAAGCCATTGCGTGCTTCTGTGGAGAGTAAATGAGACTCTTCATCGGGCTAGACCCCGGAGCAGTCTCTGGTGCATGGGGAGTAGTGAACCATCACGGTGACTACGTTGCCTGCGGGCCAATACCTAACGAGGGTGGCCGAATCAAGGCAATCCAGTTGCGTGACCAGCTTGGACAAGTAATCGGAAGCAATGACGCGATATTCGTGGTCGAGGACGTTCATTCCATGCCGAAGCAGGGGGTAGCCTCAACCTTCACCTTTGCGCGTGCTGTAGGGGCCATAGAAGCCGTTACAGAGCTATTCCGAGACCCGTGGTACATCGTCCGACCGCAAAGGTGGAAGGCAGACATGGGCGTGACAGCAGAAAAATCCACCAGTTTGGAACTTGCGAGGCAACTATGGACGACAGCACCCCTCACCCGCAAAAAAGACCACGGCGTAGCAGAAGCACTGCTGCTGGCGGAGTGGCTCCGCAGACAAGAGTTGTGAGAGAACCGACTTTGCTGGATGTTTTTGCGGCTTTCATCCAACACGCGGTGATCGTTAGCGGCCAGCAGCATGTAACGGCGCAGGATGTCTACGACGCTGCTGAAGGGATGTTGAGGGAATCGGAGCGCAGACATGCCAACAGGAACTGAACTGGCGGTGTGTCAGGACATCGAATACCGGCAGAAGATGGGCATCAACAAGTACGGAACTACCGTAGCTGAGAACCCATTGGAGTTGCGGGAATGGCTGCAGAACGCCTATGAAGAGGCCCTTGATCTCAGCGTATACTTGAGGAGGTCAATGGAGGAGCTTGATAAGCATGGGGTACAAACTTGTCGATCTAACAGGAAAGACGTTCAGCAGGCTGACGGTGGTTCAGATGATGCCATCGATCAAGTACGGGCTGACATCCAAAAGAAGATGGAAATGTAGATGTGAATGCGGAAAAGAAACTGAGGTTGATACTGGTGGGTTAACTTCAGGCAAAACAAAATCATGTGGGTGCCTGCATTCCGAAACTTCTGCAGAAAATGGCATAAAGTCTAGGCATTTAGTGGCGAAGACACAGGCCGCATTTAATTCAATAAAGTCTATATACAAATCAAATGCAAAAAAACGCAATCTTGTCTGGGGTTTAAGCGATGAATATGCGCTGAGTCTTTTGAATGGAAACTGTTATTTTTGTGGAGATCCCCCGTCAAATTTGTATAAGACCACATATTACAATCAAAAATACAATGGTATTGATAGATTGAATAATGATATGGGGTATGCAGAAGAAAACACGGTTTCTTGTTGCAAAGTTTGTAATCATGCAAAGCACACGATGGATAAGGACACGTTTCTGAATTGGGTGAAAAAGGTTAATGATCATCAGCGAACGATGGAGGAACTTGATGGAACCAGATGACGCAATCGAGTACATCTTTAAGCACGGCAAAAAGTACGCAAAGGCCAAGGCTGAACGGATCTACCTCGAGGAGTTCCGCAAGAGCAAGAAGGCTGTGCTGATGCAGTACGCACAGTCTGTAGGCCACCAAACATCCGCGGCGCAGGAGCGTGAGGCATACGCCGATCAGGAATACGTTGACCTGCTGCAAGGCCTTAAAGCCGCTGTAGAGGCCGAAGAAGAGATCAGGTGGGGGTTGGTAGCAGCACAAGCACGCATCGATGTCTGGCGCTCAAGAGAGGCCAGCAGCAGGCAGGAGATCAAGGCAGTCCTATGACAACACTTGCAGAGAAGAAGCACATGAGCAAGGTGGCCGAGCTTGGCTGCTCTGTATGCAGGAGGATGGGACATCCGGGTACGCCTGCAGAACTCCATCACCCTAGGCATGGTGCAGGCATGGGCAAGAGATCAGGACACTTCAGCGTGATCCCTCTGTGTCCTGAGCACCACCGCGGCAACACTGGAGTGCATGGGCTAGGCACGAAGGGCTTCCCGAAGCATTGGGGGTTCACCGAGGAAGACCTGCTGAAGGACACGCTGGAGTTGATTAACCCCACAAAGTAGTCGGGAACCTATTGATGCCAACTTAAACTATCGCTTACACTAGCATCACTGCGATGTTGCAGTAGATCAGTGAAGGAAAGCGAAATGAATGCAGCTCTGACCCCAGCACAAGTTCAGTTCTTCGACGCAGTTGAGCAGTGCGTCAAGATCGACACACTCGGCGCTCTCAACGCCAAGATCGCAGAACTCACCAAGCAAGCCGATGCCATCAAGGACGAACTCAAGGATGTGGCCTCAATGTCTGGTCAGAAGGTGTTGGTCGGTGCTTCGTATGTTGCCGCTTACACCGAGTCCAATCGCTCTACCGTCGATTGGAAGGCTATTGCCAAGGAACTCAACATTCCCGTTGACCTGATCGCTAAGCACACCAAGTCCACCGCGGTGTACAGCATCAAGACCACCGCAATCTGATGTACACCAAGCCAGACGGGACCAGAGCACCTAACGCTCCTCCTGTCTGGCCTTTCGGAACAGTCAGGCCCTCAAAGACGCATGACGTTCCACCCACAAGGCCAGACCCCATCCCCCACAGCGAACTACCTGAAGGACTATTCTGATGAACACGACACATCGCACCGGCAACGAATGGGTTGACGGCCTGGACAGGAAGTGGGGCTTCGGCATTGACTTCGCATGCGAAGACATCATCGACGCTCCTTCGTGGATTCCTACGGGCTCAACCAAGGGTTACGAGTCGCATGTCTTCTCGCATGACTTTCGTCCAGGGACTTGGGGAAGCGGCAAGTATGACTAAGGGCGTCATCCTGAACTGGGGTAACAAGACCCCCTGCACCATCATCGAGGATCGCAAGACCCTCTTGGTGGTGACGGAAGACATCGCAGGCAAGCCATGTCCTGAAGGAACCAAGAGGTACTTCAAGCGCTACAAGGATCACTGGGCAGAGTGCGTCTTCAAGCCAACCACCAACAGGTGGGCTGTTGCAGGAGAGGCGACTCTGGTGATTGACCCTACAAAAAAGTAGGAAAAGATGTTGACCTTCTCTTGAAGGATCGCTTACACTAGCGTCACTGCAATCAAGCAGTTCAACAGAGAAGGAACAGAGAAATGAACACCACCTACAAGCGCTACACGGTTCTCGGCATCAGCGACAAGACCGAGTGTGATGTTTGCGGC